TCATATATCAGCCTGTGTATCATCAATGAAGCCGTGATCCCGGAAGAAGCGCATAACGTCGCTGAAGCGGTATTGTTCGCCACCGTTGATCGGGTTTGTTCCGGGGGCTGGGGAGGGGAATGGCTTACCCTCTTTTGCCCACTGTTTTTTCCTGCGCCAAAATGTTGTTCTAGACATGCCGCCCAGTTGTTGCTGTACATACGACCGAGTGACCAGCACTGGCTGAATTGCCACGTTATTTTTATTGCTCATAATTTATCGCTCAGTGAACCGCCCGTTCAGCATGCCGATCGTGTAGAGGAACCTGACCAGGCTAACGCCGTGCGGTTGTATCTGCGCGAAATGGCTCATGATGATCGGGCGGGATAGTTTATCGAATGGGGTTTTTGGGTGTTCTTCTATCGCGTTGTGCAGCGCTTTATTGCACTCTTTGGCAACGTTGCGTAAGGCGTTCTCAGTTGTGATATCCACATTAAGCGGCCACCTCCTGGCGCGGTACGCACATTTCCGGCAGATTGGCCCGGACTAATGCTTCGGCGAACGGCGGAGGAACGGCATTGCCGCAGCGCGCCACCTGCTTATCTTTCGCGTATTTCTTGCCGCGATAGTCCCGATCAATGATGTACCACGACGGGAAACCCTGGGCGGCGTAAAGCTCATGTGGCTGCAGCATGCGCATGCCGATATCAATGATCTGGTAATCCACGCCTTCAACCGTGACCAAACCAAAGCGATGCTTGGTGGTGACTGTCTGCAATGGATCATCAGCAGGGTGGCCGATGTTTGTACCGTAATACTTCAGCAGGAAGGCGCGAACCTCTCCGAAGTGATTGCCACCGGCGGTTACCGTCTGTAGGGGGGCAGTAACTTCCTGCCCAGTATTGGTGCCGCGCATCTTGATGAGGTTGGACGTCACCAGGGCATGGTGATCGACGGTTGTCACTGTGTGAGCTGGTTCGGCCAGATCTGCGCCGGGGCCGGTATAGTTGCCACCGAAGTGTTTGGCCAGGAATGTGGCTACCAGTTGGCTTTTGCCACCACCGCCAGCTGTGATCGTGCCGTTCGGTTCATCCACCCCATGACCAACGCTGTTGCCGAATTGGCGCGCAATGACAGGAGCCACTACCAGGTGCTCCGCTTTCGTCGTGACGGTTGTCAGCGGCTTATTCGCATCGTAGGCCAGGCGATCGCCACCGAAGCCTGTCTGGCCAATGCGGGCAATGATTGGCGTCAGCCTTGCCTCAACCATTCCCATAGCATGCCCATTACCGCCTGGACGCTCGGAACTGCCTGCCGTGATAGTGGAAAGCGGCTCATCACACTGCTGGCCAGTGGCGCCGGTGCGGAACTTGGTGATGTGTGGCGACACCAGCGCGTAACCGTGGGTTTTAGTGATCGTCTGCAAAGGCTCTGCCAGTGACTGGCCCCGGAAACAATCGTAATTCGTTTTGGTGCTGGTGTGGTTGCACTTCACGATAAACGGCGTCGGGTTGTCGATCACAAAGCGCTGAATGCCACGGGCAATACGGCGCAGAGTGTTCTCTGCCAGCGGGCGCTTGCGCTCGAAGATGCTCGGGCATGGGATAGACCAGTCGATGCATTCCGCAGCCGTGCGCCACGGTTTCAGCTTGCCGCTTTGGACTTCCAATTTTTTCGGGTCGCCATGGCTAACGACAGGCCACTCAACTGGCTGACCGTCGCACCGCATCACCATAAAAAATCTATTTCTAATAGTTGGCGCGCCGTAATCACATGCGCGCAATTCGCGGTGATCGACAACGTAGCCAAGACCGGCAACCAGGCGGCTGACTTCTTCACTATCAGCTTTAAGCCCCAATATTTCGCAGCATTCAGCCAGCGCCGGGTGATTGGCCGCAATGCCGGTGGTAAGCATGCCCACGAAGGCGTCGAACGTTTCTTTTGCGCGGGCAGGATCTGGGTAGCTACGCTCTGGGTAAACTGGCCCCATAAATTCAGCCATTAATTTTTTAGGCAAATTAGGCTTTGAAGGCTCGGTGATCAACGGCCCCCACGTTTTAAACTCCTCGACGTTCTCAAGCATCATCACGCGAGGGCGCTTCGCCAACGCCCATCTGATCACGATCCACGCAAGACCGCGTATTTCTTTCTTCACCGGCGCGCCACCTTTTGCTTTGCTAAAGTGGCGGCAATCAGGGCTGAACCATGCAAGGCCGACGGGTTGCCCTGCGGTCGCAGCGACGGGATCGATATCGAACACCGACTCGCAGTAGTGCAGGGTGTCCGGGTGGTTGGTTTCGTGCATCGCTATCGCGTTTGCGTCGTGATTGATCGCAATGTCAACGCTGCGCCCAGTGGCCATCTCAATGCCGGTACTCGCTCCGCCGCCACCGGCAAAGTTATCTACTATCAATTCGCGGATCATGTTGTTGTTCCCATGGCATGTGACAAGCTGGTAATGGTGTGGACGATCGCTGATTCAGGCATCCCTTCCAGCTTGAGGCGGTTGATGTGCTGGCATAGTTTCTGCTGCAAGTGATCAGGCAACCGGCTGGCGCTCTCAACTTTCTGTAGAAGGAAATTCACTTCCTGCGGCCACACCTTGTTAGCGGTTTCCGGCAGAATAATTTCTGGAATATTTTGGGGTTGGCTTTGTTGTTTAAAATATTCCTGAGCCAGGTTGATATCGCTTTGGGGACACTCGTCGCCCCAATGATCCCAGCCGGGCGCATCGCATCGGCTGAACAATTCGATGCGTGGCACATCGCCATACAGTCGCTCAAGCCGCTGACGGGCTTCCCACGGCTTCGTGCTGTGTTGGCTAATTGGCGCATAGATGATTTGCTTTACTGCCGCGTCGGCGCGTTCCAGGCCCGCACCGCGAACCGCAACGAGCATCGATTCCTGGTTGCCGCGTGAATAGTTGCCGGGGTTCATCCGGGTGATGCCATTAAGCAGATCGAGGAAGTCGTAAAAATCGACCAGGCCGCCGTCCTCAAGCGCGGCGTTTACCGTGCGTTCGGACATTTCGTTCAACTTAACCCAGGTGAACAAGAACATTTGGCGCACATCGAAGCCCCAGGCCTCGGCCAGTTCTTTCGCCTGTTCGGTATGAGTGCCGGTGTACCACATGGCCAACACGCTGTTTTCTGCTGCGATTGACCAAACAGGCAGGCGCTTTAAATCCTGTAGCGTCATCGTGCTGTAGTGGTTACCGGCCGCGCCGTTACTTACTTTATTGCCATACGTCCACGGCGGATCGGCATAGATGAGCTGATAGGTCATTGCCACATCCCCCAGGCGTTTTTCAGCGCGCTATTGCAGAAGTCGATCCGGGTGATAACCCACGACTGATCGCGGTCGCGCGCTTCGTAATAGGCCTTGTTCCAGATTTCCGCCGCGTCGGCGAATTGTGCGCGACGCTCGGCTTCGGCTGCCTTTTGAGCCAGTTCTTTGTATGCAAAGCTCATGATTAGCTCCCGCAAATTTTCGATAGTCGGCGCGCGCCGGTCATGGGCGTGGCCACGTAAGAGGATTTTCTGTTGATGATTTCGACGGTGACGATTAACCCGCTGACTTGAACGCGATAGCTCTCCGAAACCTTGCGGCGTCCGTAGTCGCCATAACGGGATTGATGAGCGGAGAGGGCGGCCTCGGCGGCCTGGCGTTCAAGCGGGGAAGGATCGCCACGGATGATGTGCCGCATGACGGCCTCCTGGCGTTACTGCTATTTGGTTGGGGCGGGGACAATCAGTGGCTTGTAGCGTTCTTTACCTGAACCATCGCAGATGCCACAATCTGGCGATCCGTCATTGTCGTAATAGCCACTGCCGTTGCATGCGCCGCATTTACGCTGCTTCCAGCCATATACAAAGCGCTGGTAGTATTCTGTGCGCTGCCGCTTACGTTCGTGAAATGTGGTCATACATCACTCCTTAGGAGCGCATACACCGCGCAATGTGAAATCTCTATCGTTTAGCTTTTTGATAGCTTGGAAAGCGGATTTACAAGCCTGTTCTGTAGTGAACCCCTGCGTATGAATAGCAATCGTTGGTTGTTGAGCATCTGAAAGTGTCATAGCGAACGGGCTGGACATCCAAAAAATTAGCACCCACATATCACTCCCCCTCGACCTCAGCCTTAAAGCCTGCCGTTTCCGCTTCTGCCAGCAATGCCGCAAGGCTTACCACGATGTGGTCACTGACAAACTCACAGGCCATGCCTATTTCGCGTTTCGGCAACTTGATAGGCTGCTGTAGTCGCTGCTCAAGCTCTGCCACCTTCTCACCAGTAACCACGCCAGGGATTTTCCCGGCGGCAATAGCGTCATACAGCGCGCCGATTGCATCCCATTCACGCCCGCCATTCGGGAAGAAATCTTGCATTGCGTCCATTGCGTTATCTTTTTGAGTTGTCATAACTTTGCCCTTTTGAGTTGTTCGATCTGTTCTTCTGCTGCTTTGAGTGCTGCGATAGATTCACTGAGCATTGAGTTAGTGCGGGATAGCTGCTGCTCAAGCTCTGCGTTTTTGGCTGATAGAACATCGACGGAGGCTTTTAGGTGTTCTTCTCGCTGTTCTGCTGCCACGGCGCGTTGAATGAGTGCGGTTACGTACTCTTGCGAGTAGAGCTTGTTTATTCCATCCGGCCAGTCACTAAAATCAGCACGCTCTGTTGGTGTCAGATTTTCTGCCGAGCAGTTAAGCCATGTATTGCCAGATACTTCTATTTCAAATACAGGCTGGCTAAGTGCTTCTAATTTATCTGTCATCAGTCACGCCTCCCATTCATAACGGTCATAGCCATCACCACCGGCCGTCGCTGGATCACTTGTGTCGCCTCGTCAAATTCCTTAACGTTTCGATTGCCGAAGTCGTTAAGCACGGTCGTACAGCAGCCAATGCCCCGATCTTTGCAATTCTCAAATGCAAACGAGGCAATCATGGGCATGTTGTGCTCTCGGCATATCGCGATGATCTGTTGCATCAACGGGCTGATCTGCTCGTCATAGACGTTCTCAAGGTCGTAAATTTCGATGCTCATGGCTTTGCTTCCTCCTGGGCGTCATAACGTTCGAACCAAAATACAACCGGTGCGGCAGTGACTTGAATTTGACCAAATCGCTCGGCGGTGCGGAAATTTACGCTGCTTTTCCTGCCTCTCTCGACTTGCAGTGATACTTGCTTTCTGAACATCTCAAGCGAATAGCTGGTTTTTAACAGGTTGCATGGGGCGCAAGCCGGGACGAGATTTTCATGATTGTCAGCATGCTGGTTGAATACCTCTCCAGTGGCTTTCAGCTTAAAAATCCCTTTCGCTGCGGCTTTCATGTCCTGCTCAGAAACGCGAAGAACTGCAACTACGTGGTCAGCGTGCCAGCCTTTTTCCGGCAGTTCGCACCCGCAGTAGGCACACCGACCACCGAACATTTGCCGTAACTCAGCGCGCTGCTTTTTCGTTAGCTTGCTCACTCTCTCTCCCCCTGTGTGTGCTGCCCCGACCTGAGTGCCGCTCGTTCAAAAGCGATGCGTTGGCGCGAAAGATAAAAACCTTCCGATACAGCCCATCTCCGCGTCTGCGTTACAGTCCACTCTCCGGTGTGTTTGCACTTTGCTTGAAACTGCGTATTGCTTAACCAATGCGGCATGTTCAAGACGCGCCGCGCCTGCCTGTTACTCTTCATGATGGGCCTCGCTGTAGACCAACTTGCCATTCAGAATGGCATTGCGGATTGCGTTGAATTCCCACGCCCAATACTGCGAATCGACAAAAATTTGCATCTTTCCATAATCATGTTTTTTGCGATTAATGAACGCTTCAGCAGCTTCGCGAGTGAAATGCGCGTTTACATACTCCCATTGCCACGCATAGCCAGTAACCGTATGGTTTTCGAGTGAGCCGAGATAGTCCCACTGTTGATGCTCTGCCATTTCAAGGAAGCTAGCTTCGTACTCTTCGCGGCATTTGGCATCGATATCATCCTGTTGCAGTTCATCCAGGTCATCCCAATATTCTTTTGGGCTGAACCAATGAGAATCATCGCAATACACCAGATATTGGTCGGCGTAATCCATATCGATGCCTGATACCAACCGCTTGCTCTGTACTACGAACAGAGGGTCAGCGGTGCAATGGTCTTCCGTTCCTTTTCCCTCGCAGTGGTATTTCAGGCGCCGAACAAAATCAGCCCAAGTTTCAGAATTCAGATTTGCGCCGGTTGCCAGACTCGGCTTCAGTTCGCTATTAGTTGCCATCACCGGGCCTCCCGCAGCGTGCTGGCAAACTCAGTTGCCAGATGGCCAAACACCTCGTAGGACTCCATGTCACACTCTTCAACGTGTGGAGCCTGGTCGTGAAGATGTGCCGCAAACTTCTCAATCGCTTTAGCCCCTACTTCTGCCAGTGCTGCGGCGGTTGTCTTAGCTTCGGAAATCCACTGTTCTATTTCTTCCTTCGGCTCTTTTACGTAATCCCAAACGTAACGGATATCACCGTGGCTTGGACGGACAGGAGTGAACGCGGTGGTGTAAACACAGCGCAGACCTGAAATAAGTTCTGCATTCTCGGCGGTCAGTGCCAGGTTCTCGTCCATGAGGCTCTTTATCGTCGCCTCTACAGGCTCGGTGTAACCCGATAGCGCATCGCTGGCCCATTGCTGCATGCGTTCGCCTTCAGTCGCTGGATTCATGTTTCTGATGCCTGCCAGCGTTTGAACGTGATTTGCATTTATCGCAACAACAGCATCCAGCTGCTGCTTGAGTTGCTCGTAAGTCAGTACGTTCATGGTTTTATCCTTAGTCGTTACGTTGCACACCGAACCGGCCCGTCATGCCGTCGTACCAGGTGCCAACGTCAGAATGTTCGCCGCTGGCCGGGTTATCTAAGGTGAACGGCTGGCGACCAATAGGAAGTAGGTGAGTAGGGCAATCAGGTTTAAACGCCGCTATCCGTGCGGCTGTCCGGGCCATCATTCCGTTGGCGCGTTGATGTGTTTCTCCCCGCTTTAAGGCATCAAAGGCCGCGAGGCATTCCGCAACAATTGTCGCGTAGTCGTCTTTCATGATTGGTTACCTGCGGGGAGGGTGGTGTTAGACTAGTTTTTGCCAGATTGCCGAAACATATTTAGCCTGGTGTTTGGCGTCTGCTAATGCATTGTGGCGAGCGCCATCAAATGGCATGTCCTTCTTTGGCTCGAACCCGATAACTTTACCCAGCTCAACGATGGTGCGAACGTCACGATCATTCCACCACTGCCACGGCGCAGTCTGACCAGCAAGTGTGTAGCTGCTACGAAGGATTACGCAATCAAATGACGCGCCATTCCCCCATACTTGAACAAACTTCTGATTAGCATTTTCGGCAATGAAGTCTGAGAAATCTGCCAGTGCAGATGAAAGCTCCTGCGGGTTGTCTTTTAGGCTGAGCTTGGCTTCTTCCCCCTGATCCATCCACCAAAGAATTGTTGATGCATCAGGGCGGGCGCGATATCGCATTGATGATTCCAGCGATACATTCACAGAAAATTCTTTCCCAATATTTCCGGTAGATGGCTCAAAGAACACTGCGCCAATGGAGATAATTGGCGCGTAAGTTCCGGTCCCCATTGTTTCTAGATCAAGCATTAAATGGTTCATTTTTATTCCTTAAAACGGGATATCGTCATCAAAGTCCATGGGTGGTTCGTTCTGCTGTGCTGCCGGCTGTCGTCCTTGCTGTTGCGGCTTGTTGCTGGGACCGCCATTTTGAGCTGCTCCATCCTGCCTGCCACCCAGCATCTGCATGGTGCCGCCGACGTTGACCACAATTTCGGTAGTGTATTTTTCCACCCCGGCTTGGTCTGTCCATTTACGGGTCTGCAATGCGCCCTCAATGTAAATCTGAGAGCCTTTACGCAGGTATTCACCCGCCACCTCCGCCAACTTTCCGAACAGAATCACGCGGTGCCATTCCGTTTTTTCTTTCTGCTCGCCAGTAGCCTTGTCACGCCAACTCTCGGAAGTTGCCAGGGTGATATTGGCAACTGCACCGCCGTTAGGAAGGTAACGAATCTCAGGGTCTTTTCCCAAATTCCCCACCAAGATCACTTTGTTTACGCCCTTACTGGCCATTTATGCCGCCTTTTTGAAGTCTGATTTACGATGTTTGAAGATATCTACTACCTTTTCCTGGTGCGGCTTAGAATCGCCTACAGCAGCCCATGCGGCCTTGTACAAAACCGTCAGTTGTTCTTCTGTGGTTGCCTTGGAAGCTTCCTCACTGAAGGTTAGGGTGATTTCATCAAGGGATGGTGCTGGCGGGGCAGGTGGTAAAGCCCATGTAGGCAGCTCAGGGGTTTGCCACCAAATATTCACGTATTTGTTCGACTTGTCTTTGTATGCTGCCTTATTCCACTGGTTGTTGCGCTCTGTGCTGCACACTGCAAAGCGTTCTTCCAGCAGATACAGATACCTGCCAATACCCCACTGAACGGCGGCGCGCTTCATCGCCCCGGATATCCCACCCTTAACAGCTTCGACTTGTGTGTTTTCAGCGCCATCCCACTTTGTGATCCACTCGCCTTCGTGCTTGATTGATATCCCGCACAACACACCCCCGCCCGGCGATGGCTGGAACTCATTACGCCAGCCAGTCTTTCCGCACACCTCGTCCAGGCGCTTCATGATTGCCCGGTTCGTTACATAGCAGAGCACCATTGCCCATGGCCCATTGCTTGCCATACCACATTGCTGCACACGCCATTCAATATCTTCAATGGCAAACGGCTCATCAAGACGCGCTAAATCCACAATATGCCTCCTCAATTCTCTGTTGCTGCATACCCGTACGGTGGTCGGCGGCGGCTTCCATTGCTGCCAGCTCGTCGGTCATCTCTTCGCTGATTTGGCTAAGCATGTGAGAGACAAATAGGCCATCATCTGCGATTAGCTCCTGGCTCATGCGACCGCCTTAACTTCAGTGACTGAGTAACCACGTTCGGCCAGGTAGGCGAACACCACAGACTCATCCATAACAGCCAGCATTTCGCGCTGTGCGGCTTCGTCAGGCGTTTCTATCTGCGCCCCTATCAGGTTTACTCTCATCTCACCGGGACGAATGCCGGGGTTGCTGCTAACTCTGTTGCAGGTGATTTCGATGTTCATGGGTTCCACCTCATCCGCAGCACACGCACAAGCCGCTTAACCAAGCTGACAAGCGGGTTATTTTTCTTTGCCTGCACACCGTGAGGCTTTTTCATTAGGTCATGCATAGGGGTTATCATGCGTATGCCTCCGGGCCGGGCTTAGCGCCAGCAATAATGTTTTGAAGGATGCGTTCGAGTAGGGTTTTAACGACGCCAATAGCGCCGCCGATAGCTTGTGCCATTGACGTTTTTCCTTTGATGAATAGTGATGATTAGTAAGTGATGGCGCTGTTTGGAATCAGACCGTCTTTCAGTGCCGTGAGCACCTCAATGGCCTGTTCGCGGTTTAAGCTGGTGTGAGCAAGCAGGGCGGTTACAATGCCGGTACCGATAACCTTGCGGTGCTGAATATCATCAGCACGTTTTTTGGCTTCATCGGCAATGCGCTTTTCTTCTGCCAGGCGATTTAGTTCTTTCAGTTCTGCCGCCGCCTTGATTCGATCCGCTTCTTCTTTGGCCCGGCGTTGCTCAGCTTCGATAGCAGCTTGCTTGTCACGCTCTGCCTGCGCCGCTGCTTCCTGCTTTTCGCGTTCAGCTTTAGCCTCGGCCTCAATACGCTGTTGCTCTGCCCGTGCGGCCGCGTCCTTGGCATCCCGTTCTGCTTTCTCAAGTGCCGCCTTTGCATCGGCTTCGCGCTGTGCTGCTGCGGCAATTTCTGCATCAGCTTCACGTTTGGCCTGTTCTGCTGCGAGGCGTTTCAACTCTTCTTCATGAGCAATGCGCTGGCGCTCTGCTTCGGCCTTGGCTTCTGCTACGTCACGGTCGTGCTTCTCATTCATCAGCAACGCCAGTTCATGGTCTGCTTCAAACTGAATGGCTCGCTGAAGGTCAAAGTTTTCGTTCATTTCCAGCGCTTCAACGTGCCACGCCTGCATCTGCTGTTCGGACTTGATGCGTTCCTGCTCGGCCTCCCAGTCAGTTACCGGCTTGCGGATTTCTACGGCCAGTTCGTCAAGTGCCTCACGGACCTTACGACGGCTTGCATCGACCATGGCAGGGCGCTTCTTCATCTCAGCAACAAGATCCTTCCCTGCGTCGTCAATCATCACTTTCGTGCTGCGGACAGTGGCCGCCATGCTGATATAAACTTTCCGGCCCGCTACCTTGTTCAGGTCGCCAACTACCGATGACGCCTTATCACGAATGTTTTTGATGAGATTATCGATAAACTCATCGTTGATAAAAGCCTGCTCCAACTCCGCCGGTACGCTCGGCAAGCTGACTAACGCAACTTCTGTTTTTTCCTCGCTCACGGCGATCTCCTTGTTGATAGATGTGCATAACTGAACCAGCTCGAGTGAACTGGCTTAGGTATGAAAAAGCCGCTGGCTAGGCGGCTGATAAGCGTTTTCCGGCCTTTGTTATCGCGCCGCGTACCGATTTAAGCCTTCGCTTAAGTGGGAGGATTTCTTTTCTTTGGATACGATGCCACTCAAGGCAGTGCGGGCATGAGACTTCCGCACACAGAATGTCTTCGAATGATTCCCACTCATAATATTGAGAGTCAGCCTTTTGGTCTCTGTGGAGCCTTACGACCATCTGAATATGGTTGATATCACCGTGTCGCAGTGGGTCATTGCCGTCTATCGGGGATTGTTGGCACTTATCGATTATCTCTCCAGATAGCGATTTCAACCGCTTTATCTCTGAAGACAATTTGAATTGCTGTATTGCGAGCTTTTCCAAAGTATCCATATTTACTCCAGGCAAAAAGAAGCCCGCACGAAGCGGGCAAGAATGACACTGAGGTTTTCGCACTGGTCTGGAGCCAGTATCAAGCCCACTCGAAAATGAGCTTTGTACTGTGCTACTCGCTTCTAGCCTTTAGCATGGCGTCAGCAATCGCATAAGAATTGCGAGCTAAATCATCTGCGCAATCGCGCTGAGCTGGGTGGGCTGAATCCTCACCGAATGATGCAAGCCAACCCTGCATAGCCAGACCTGCAAAGTGGTCACGAATAGACATCCCTGACGCGCAAACGCTCGTTTCATGCCAGATTGGAAACGCTGGCCCGCCTGTTTCTTTGCTCATCCCCAAATCCCCCACACAAACACAATCCAAAACACAGTGCAGCCGCTTATCATGGCTGCCCATACCTTCCCGCGATAAGACATGCTGCTCCTCCAATAAAAAAGGCCGATTACTCGACCTCTACGAATTCACCGGCTTCATTCACCGAATAAGCCGTTTTGGCCTTAATGCCATTCTCGCCGACGTAAGCAATAGCGAAGCGAGTACGTGTGCCGTCGCTGTAAGGAACTGCTGCGCAACCACCTTCACCCAACACAATGCGCGAAACTGATCCGGCCGCGGCCACAACAACATCTTTACCGGTAGCATCGATTCGTGCGTTGTAGCCGGAGCTGCCGATTCGTGCGTCGTCGCCGGAGCTGCCGATTCGTGCGTCGTCGCCGGAGCTGCCGATTTGTGCGTAGTTGCCGGAGCTGCCGATTCGTGCGTCGTCGCCGGAGCTGCCGATTCGTGCGTCGTCGCCGGAGCTGCCGATTCGTGCGTCGTCGCCGGAGCTGCCGATTTGTGCGTAGTTGCCGGAGCTGCCGATTCGTGCGTCGTCGCCGGAGCTGCCGATTCGTGCGTCGTCGCCGGAGCTGCCGATTCGTGCGTCGTCGCCGGAGCTGCCGATTCGTGCGTCGTCGCCGGAGCTGCCGATTCGTGCGTCGTCGCCGGAGCTGCCGATTTGTGCGTAGTTGCCGGAGCTGCCGATTCGTGCGTCGTCGCCGGAGCTGCCGATTCGTGCGTCGTCGCCGGAGCTGCCGATTCGTGCGTCGTCGCCGGAGCTGCCGATTCGTGCGTCGTCGCCGGAGCTGCCGATTCGTGCGTAGTTGCCGGAGCTGCCGATTCGTGCGTCGTCGCCGGATTTGTGCGTAGTTGCCGGAGCTGCCGATTCGTGCGTCGTCGCCGGAGCTGCCGATTTGTGCGTAGTTGCCGGCTGCGTCGTCGCCGGAGCTGCCGATTTGTGCGTAGTTGCCGGAGCTGCCGATTCGTGCGTCGTCGCCGGAGCTGCTCTCACCTTCGACCTGATCCGCTGGGTGCTCCATGCTGTTCAGTTCGACAGCCATCGCGTCGGTAGCTTTGGTTTCAGCCTTGATAAACTCAGCCTTGGTTTCGCCTTGCAGGAAGGTTTTATACGCTTGGCTGACACCCCAACGAGCCCATTCATATTTCTTATCAGCATTGAGAGCCTGAATGATTTCAGCGTAATCACCGCCTTGTGGGAATTTCTCTTTAAACCAAGCAAAGCCATCGCCACACGCCAGTTTTTGCACTTGCTCTTTTGTGATTTGCATTCGTTAAATCTCCAGATTTAGGCCGAAAAAAGCCGCCTAAGCGACTGTGTTAGTAATCTTGCCGAAGCCCCCACGTATTACGTATAGAGGCAGCGGTAAAGTTACTGGGTGAGCGCTTTAATCGCAGCCATCGCCCGGTTAGGGTTAATGCTGCAATCTTCACGGACATTCTTGCGAAGAGACGCTGGTCGGATGCCTAAGCGCTTTGCATGCTGCTTCACAAGGTCGTCACTGATGTGGTTCAGTGCTTCCAGTGCTGCGGCCTTGCGCTCGTTGAATGACGCTACGTTGGCCTTGTGAGCCTCGGCTCTCATTGCTTTCTGGTCTGCGAGATAGGCGTCGAGTTCCTTGTGAAAATCACCGCCACCGCGCTTATTCAGCGGCAGGTTTAATATTCCGTGGTCTAGGGCCATAACTACCTCGCTGTCACGTTAGTTGTCTTACGATGCCCTGCGTTGAACATCGCTACCTGGGGTAAGCACATAGCCCCACAATCCTCCTGTGGCTGCCGTGGTGACGCTGGGCCATCTATCAGAGTCAGCGCCTTGGCTACGTTCCCAGATACGCCCATAAGCATCGGAGCTATCTTCTTTTCAGCCTCTCGGCTTAATGCTGCTGCCTTTCTGCGTAAGTGGCGGCGAACTGCTGCGTTCATGGCTTTCTCCTTCAGATAACTTTGGTGGTGCGGCGTACCGGCTATTGCCCCTGGTGTTGGCTGTGTATCCCGCCAGTCACCGCACCGCCAAAGCTATCTCTAGCTTGGTCACACCTCGTCGGCGTGAAGTCTGATTGTTAAAGAAGCAGCCCTGCATCCTGCTGGGCGCGGCATGTAGTTCCATCTGCCGCATCGCGTTTCGTTTCGATGGAATGACTATAACTTAGGTTATCTGTTGTGACAATAACTTGATTTATAATAATCATAATAAAAGTTATAATTCAGTGATAATTAAAGGAATTTATTTTTCGTGATATAGTGTTTTGCACAAAAAACAGGCGGAGATAGGAATGGAAACTGACTTGGAAGGCGAGCGCGCAGCATTCATCGCTGGCGAGGTGGGCGGGGCAGTGTTGGAACTAGTGTTTCAGGGGAAGGAGATCAGCCGCGATAACGTAGTTGAATGCCTGGAAATGAAGCGCAAGGCTGTAGGGAATGTGATTCACAAGGGGATACTTCGGGATGCCGCTGGGATTGTAAGGAAAGGGAAGTAGGCACAGAAAACCCGGCTCGGTGGCCGGGTTGCATTTGGCTATTTGCGATATCTAACTACTGAGTACCAGAACACAAAGCCAACAATCTCCAGTTCGCTTTCCAGCGCCTCTTCATCGCCATTCTCTTCGCGGTTAAAGCTGCGGATTGTAACCTTGCCACCTGGTCGGCGGTAAAGCTGCTTAATGCGCTTAAGGCCGCCTTGGTTGATGGCATACAGTTCACCATCCACAATCTTTTTATTCTGCGTGTCCACTGCGACAGTTGCGCCATCGGGTATAACCGGCTCCATGCTATTCCCAGTTGCTGGGAAGCAAATCACCCCAGACCCATCGGTATTGGCACCGACGCGGCGCAGGGTCGCCTTTGAAAACCTTATTTTATAACCGTTATAGTCCTCTTCTGGCACTCGACCATCTCCGCAGGCAAATTCGATATCCTTTAGAAATGGAACCTCAACATCATCCTTTGATAGAGGCGTTTTGCTATCCCACGCATCAACCGTTCCCCACTCGCTTTCGGGTGGAATGGTTGAATCAGGGTGATGAGGAGAAACTACCTCGTCGCGCATAGCCCCCGATCCAGTGGAGAGCCATTCTGCGCGAACACCCAGCGCCCCGGCAATCTCCAGGATTTTTTTACTGGCCTTCGTTTTTCCAGAGGTCATCTTCTGCACTGCTGGCTGAGATATGCCAATAGCTTCAGCGAGCTGCCCCTGAGAAATGTTGGCTGCGGCCATTGCCGCGTTCAATCGATCTGCGAATGTCTTCATACGCGCAATATATAACCACGGTTATCTCAATTCAAATAACATGAGTTATGGACACCTTGCATAACTTGGGTTATCTTTAGCTTTATCCAATAACCACAAGAGGCAACTCCATGAATTTAGTTATCCAGCGAGCCTTAAGTATCGTTGGTAGCCAAAAAAGGCTTGCTGACGAATGTGGTGTTAGCCAACCAGCCGTACACAAATGGCTGAATGGTGGAATGGTTTCACCTGAGAAGGTGACGGCCATTGTAAACGCCACTGGAGGGCAGATTAAGGCTTACGAAATCCGCCCTGATTTACCCGGCTTGTTCCCGCATCCAGAACGCGCCGCATAGATTCACTGCTCTTTAAACAATCTGATCTCCCGCCGACAACGTGGGAACCAACAACAGTGGTCACTCCCACGGGCTGATCACATCTACATCATTACTTTTGATAGGGAAATTGTACGAAATGGAAATTGCAAAGACACGCAAAGCCGCTCTGAAGATTGAGAGTGCGCTACTGAACAAGATTGCTGTGAAAGGGGTTAGCTCTATCGCTGATGCGGTGGGGGTAGCTCCGTCACAAGTAACACGCTGGAAGGAAAGCCTGATACCGCGCATGAGCATGCTGCTGGCGGTGCTGGAGTGGGGCGTCGTTGACGATGACCTTGCAAGGCTGGCTAAGCAAGTAGCGGTGTTGCTGACACCAAAGAAAAAGCCCACGGCGGCAACCGTAGGCTCTAATCAAATCACTATGTCGTTTTAACTGGATCAACATACAGGAGTAATTATGACAACGCTTTCCCAACTGTACAAGCAGAAAGAGAAGAATGGCACCGGCACCACGGTGAAAAAGACGTTCATGGTACCGATCACCGAGCTGTATCTCGAAGAGGGTAGCAACATCCGCCCGGTGGACAACGAACACGCAGAGTACATGCGAGATTGTTGGATTGATGGCTCTGATCTGCCTCCGCTTTCTGTTGAGGTGACAGAGAAGGGGATTAAGGTAATCGACGGTCAGCATCGGTTTATCGGCGCAAAGCTGGCGATTGAGAAGGGCCACGACATTCCGCGTTTGGAGTGCAAGGACTTTGTAGGGACAGAGTTGGATAAGCTGGCCCACATGGCGAAGTCGTCACAGGGTAAGCCTATCACCCCCATTCAACGTGCCGGGGCATACAACCGAGCAAAGAACCAAGGCCACACCGCCGCAGAGATTGCCAAGGCATTTGGCCGTTCAGTTGCTGACGTTGAGGCTCATATCCAACTTCTATCATCCGGCGATGTGCTGATCAGCATGGTTGAGTCAGGCGAGGTGGCCGCGACAACCGCTGTCGCTCTATCACGTGAGCATGGGCCGAAAGCCGGATCAGTGGCTACCGCTGAACTGGCAAAGGCCAAGGCATCCGGCAAGAAGAAGCTGACCAAGAGCGCGGCAATGAAGCAATTCAGCGCTGTTAAGGCCCGCCGCTTGGTTGAGCTACTTTGCGATGCACAGATTGGTGCATGTGGGGATAGTGATGATCTAACCATGATGACCTTCTCATCGCAGTACATGGCTGAGGTGAAGGCTATTCAGGAAGAGTACCGAAAAGGAGTTTCAGGTGATGACTCTGGGGAGGCTGCATGAGCCTTGCTGAGGTCATTCGGTTTCCCAAGAAAACAGAGCAAACAGGGGGTCATATGGCCGACCTGTCCAACGGGTACACCAAGGTAGCCAACGAGATACAACAGCTTAAACCGCGCCTGAGAATGTCAGGCCGGGAATGGCAATGTTTCGAAGCGGTGATATGGCTCACCTACGGATGGAATAAAAAACAGGACAGGGTGACGAACACGGTGATCGCCGAGCTGACAGGCTTAAGTGACACTCACGTTTCTGATGCCATCAAGGCTCTGGCCGCACGAAAAATCATCTTCAGCGAGAAGCAGGGGATGATGAAATTAGTCGGCGTAAACACTGAGCTTTCTGCATGGATTATCGAAAAACCGGAAACGGGAACAAAATTCCCGAAAACGGGAAAATCCTTCCCGAAAACGGGTAAAGGGTTCCCGGAAACGGTAGACACCCAATACAAGAACAAGAACAGTATTAAAAAGACTTCGTCCGAGAATTCTGGCGAATCCTCAAACGCCCGCTTGGAGAAGTTTCTATCGGCCCATCCTGATGCGCATGTTTACTCACCCACTGGGGCCAAGTGGGGAACCGAGGACGACGAGAAAGCCTGTCGCTGGATGTACAGCCAAATCCTCACCGTCAACCCCACAGCCAAAGAGCCTACCTGGTCGGACTGGGCGAACGTTGTTCGGCTGATGAGGCTGCAAGATAACCTCACCCACAAAGAAATATGCGAAGTATTCCGCTGGGCTAACCGGGATTCATTCTGGTGCTCAAACATCCTTTCACCTGCGAAGCTCCGCGAGAAGTGGGGAACGCTACAGGCTCAGAAGGGACAGCCAAACCGAAACCAACGCCCGAACGCTGAGCCAGCCGAGCACTGGAACAGCCGAGAGGCATGGGAGAGAGATTTCATATGAGCAATCTAACTCGCATTATCGCAAACCGTGATAGTTCGGCGCTGGCCCGGATGGCTGGCTCGGCACCTGAAGCTGTCAAGATGGTTAACCCTGAAGCTGAGAAGCTGGTCGACGCTCTGTTTCGGAACCTGAAGCAAGTGTTCCCGGCAGCGGTCAACACGACGTTCCGCGACCCAAACGACGAAGTGGCAGCAAAGCGCCAGTGGATCGCCGCCTTTGCTGAGAACGGTATCCGCAGTCGTGAGCAGCTATCTGCCGGTATGCAGCACGCCCGCGCCAGTGAGTCGCCATTCTGGCCGTCGCCTGGTCAATTTATAGCATGGTGCAAGCAGGGTGCTATTCGCGCCTCTGGACTTCCTGATACCGCTGAGCTGTACGACATGGTGATGGATTACGCCAAGCGCCGAGGACTCTACGCCAGCCCTGAAGCCTTCCCCTGGTCGAGCAATGCGGCCTACTGGATGGTGACCAAGCTCTACTCAGAAATGCGCGGCCTGAACCTGAGCGAATCGGAACTGCTGAAGCACTGCGGCAAAGAGTTGGCGGCAATGGCGAAGCGAGTCGAGGCTAACGAGCCGATCCCCGCGCCGGTCGTGCAAATCCCCAAGCTGCATATCCCGGTCAGCAATGAGAAAGGGTTGGATAAAATCGCCGAACTGCGGGCCAAACTGAACATGCCAAGGAGATAACCATGGATAAGCAAGAGTGGAACGGTGAAGGGCTGCCGCCAGTTGGGACGGTTTGTGAGGCGATATTTAATGAAGCCAGCAAGACCTACTACAAGACAAAAGTTTTTGGTGTAAACGAGCACGGACAGCCCATACACAGATGGGAGGAAGGGTCAAAGAAATTCGAATATCAAGCAAGCCCGCTAAAATCAGTTATTGGCAGCCCAGTATTCCGCCCCATCCGCACCCCTGAGCAAATCGAAGCGGAAAGGCGTGAGCGGATTAAAAAGCAAATGTTTGACGTATGGAGCCAAGCCGAAAACATCACCGCCTCAGATTCATTTTATTCTGTCTACGACGCCATCCTCGCCGGTAAAATTGAAGGGGTGAAAATCGATGAGCATCCGTGAGCCAAAAATAGGTGGTTTGGTAAAGCTGAAATCGGGCGGCCCGGTCATGACAATCAAGCACATTGGCTTAGTCTCTGGCGGTCACCAGGCATTTAAATGCATCTGGTTTACAAAGGACGAGCAGCTTAACGAGGGTGAATTCAGGAATGAATTACTTGAAGAGGTGAAGATTGATGGATAAGCAAACAGAGAGCCGGAGCCAATTCGAAGCTGAGTTCAAGCGGCGGCATAGCTTTGTGCCAGAAGCCAGCATGGCGCTGATGCTGGAGCAATATAACTTCGGCACGGACGAGGATCCGTTGTGGGGTTATTACTCACTTTCCGCCCGTGACGCTTGGGAGTGGTGGAAAGTCAGCCGGGAGAGCCTCGTTGTTGATCTGCCGCAGCGCCAATCTCTATGCGCGTCGGGTTATGGCGATGGGTATTTCGTGCCTAACGATTTTGGCGAAGGTTTGGAATATGACGAAATGGTCGAGTCCCTCCGGGCTATCGGCATCAGAATCAAAGGGGAAGGGGTATGAGAGAAAAAACTATGGATGAGCTTGTTCAGGATGCGAAAGACCGGGCCAGCATTGACATTTGGAACCGTGAAAATAACGTCGAGGAATGTGATGTTGTGGCGAGAATGCGCAAGCTAAAACAGGTGCAGGATTGGCGGCTAGAGGTTATCGAAGCAGCCCGCAAGTCCGTCAACTGCAAAGGCCGCTATCACTCAGAACAGAACATGACAGCTCTAATCGAGCTATTCAGACAGGAGCCAGAGAAGCCATGAGTAATGCCAAAAAAGAGTTTCTAGATCACACCAAAAGCAATCCGAGGGTTTCTTGTGCGGAAATCATCAAAGGTGATTGCTGGCGTGGCAATGCAGAAACAATCACGCTGAGAAAGGATTATTCAGAGCAGGATTTTAATGAATTCCTCGACAAGTTGAATTTTGAGTATGACGCCGGGTATGGCGGCCAGGAGCTTTTTGGCACTATCTGGTACGAAGATGGAACATGGTCAGAGCGTGGCGAATATGACGGCTCTGAGTGGTGGGAGTATAAAAAATCGCCTGAAATTCCAGGGCATCTTATCGAGGTGAAGCCATGAAAGAGCTAGACGATTTCACAGTAGAGCGGTTGCAGGCAATCGCTGAGCCGAACGCCTTGGTATTCCCTCCATCACATGCCGAAGCCGCAGCACTGGCCCGCATAGCTCTAGCAGCAAAGACAGCCGAGCCGGTGACATGGTGGACAGGGCCAGAGCAAGCAGGCGAAATGGAGTCATTCCACGACCACGAAACCGGCAGCCACCAAATCCCACTTGCTCCAGCACTCTACGCAACTCCTGTTTTGAACTCTCCGGAATTACCGGATAGTTGGATACCTTGCGCCGAGAGAATGCCGCCAGATGGTGAGGATGTTGTCTGCGCAACAGAATTTTTCGGCCCCGGCGATTGGAGGCGAAAGGTTGGGCACTACCGTCAAAATGGCGAATGGAGAATATACGGCGCGTCATGGACTCCATCCCACTGGCAGCCACTCCCCGCACCACCCACTACGGAGAAGTAAGCCATGCCAGATCTGTCGAAAGACGGTATCAGGCTCCACAAAACGAATTTTGAAGCGATAGGCAAGCAGTTACTCCCGCTACTCGAATCAGGCAACACCTACCGGCTAATCCTCAAACCTTGGCGCAACAAGCGCAGTCTCCCTCAGAACGACTTATCCCACATGTGGTACGCAGAAATCAGCAAGCAGCTTATGGCTACTGGCCGATCTCACTGCACACCAAAATGGGTGAAGAAGAACCTGAAAAAGACGTTTCTTGGCTATGCGGTGGTAGAGGATGTTGATCTGATTTCCGGTGAGGTAACGGAGCGCTACGAGCTGAGAAAAACGTCCGAGCTTGATACTGGAGATATGCATTTTTATCTACAGCAAGTGGAAGCGTGGTGTGGATCTCTGGGGATAGAGATAACCATCCCGGCAGAGAGTGAATATAACCAACTCAAACAGAAACAGGTGGCGTAATGGGAAAGCCAAATTGGACTGAAAGTGAAATGGCGTATCTGAAGCAGCATTACGAAAAGACCGACAACAAGACTATAGGTATAGCACTCGGTCGCTCACAAGCGCCAATAAGCGCCAAAGGCCTTTCAATGGGCCTGGTCAAGTGCATGCTGACCGTTAACAAGAACCGCAGCGAGTCTGGTAAAGCGGCTGCTAAATCCCGCATATATCACACGGACAACACAGACAAGTGGTGCGATATGGGTCTCATGTTTGTTCCGTCGCTTGCCGGGCATCCATCGTTCGAAGCGTACCGCAGTACAAGCAGGCTGTATCAGTTCGATTCGTTGCTGAGAGGTGCCGCATGAGCAGACGAAGAAAATCAGCATGGGACAGATTAGAAGAGAGATTGATATTCAAGACGACCAGCAAGACACCCCGCAAGCCGAAGTTAACTCCAGCAGACATTCCAACATACGACGCCGTTTGGCCGCTACTACAGAGCCGATTTAACCGCGTACGGAGGACAAGATGAAATGCTGCAACTGTCCCAAAGAGCTATCACCCGATGAAACTTACATCTGCGGCCAGTGCAACACCGAGATAGACCGGCGAGCAGACGAGTTATTGGGCAACCAGGAGGAAGAGGATGGCGAACCTACGCAATGAAGCCAGAGGCCGAGAGTGCCAAGTCAGGATTCCAGGCATCTGCAACGGCAACAATGAAACAGTTGTCCTCGCTCACTGTCGCCTGCCTGGATTGTGCGGCACCGGCATCAAGCCACCTGATCTGCTCGGCGCGTGGGCATGTTCAGCCTGTCACGATGAGATTGACCGGCGCACCAGACTAATCGATGCAGACGAGGCGCACATGGCCCACATGGAAGGCGTTATGCGGACTCAGGCGGCGTTATTGAAAGAGGGTAAGGTGAAAGTGTGACCGAGTATAAATTATCGCTCCCATGGCCCCCGTCGAACAATGCGTACTACCGACACGGAAGAGGCAAGAATTACATCAGTGAGAAAGGAGAAAAGTACACCAAGGCAGTAAACAGCATCATCCAGCAACAAAACCTCGCAATAAAACTCTCTGGCAGCCTCTCAGTAACGATTTACGCAGCACCTCCCGATAACCGCAAGCGCGACCTAGACAACCTCTCTAAAGGCGTTCTGGACGCATTAACGAAAGCTGGATTTTGGATTGATGACGGGCATATCGACATCCATTCAACAAGGCGATGCCAAAAGATTAAGGGCGGTCAGCTTTGGCTTGTCGTTCGTGAGACTGACGGCGTATTGCCAGTGATAACCGAAATCATGGGGGCCACATGACATACGACCTGAATTTTCCTCCTCACATGGACGTAGAGAAATGCCCGTTTTGTGGCGGTGATGCTGTGCTATTCGCTGATGTTGATGGCGTTTATGCGGGATGCGGCTTTGCCAAGTGCTTAATCAAGCCTATCACCCTAACCTACAGAACGAAGCGCGACGCCATTCGGGCGTGGAACTTGAGAGGCCCGGCCAGTAAAGCCGATCCGATAGTGGCGGTGCGCAGTGGGTTGCACGTTGTTGAAAGCGAGGGGGGCTGATGTTTACCGATATCAACGCAGCAATCGAAGAGGCTCGCTTTATGCGCAAGAAATATCACCGGGACTACGGAGTATTTCAATGCACTAACGTGATGAAAGTAAAACCAGCTTATAGCGGGATAATGCCTATGTTTTCGACAAGGCACGACGAGCACGGCACGGTTAACACTGAGGTGAGGGTATGAACTTAGACAGCGTTGTTAAATATCACTTCGCCAAATCGACCCAGATCAACGACTCCCCACGCGCCACATCATCCGACACTTTGACCGGCACGGATGTCATGGCAGCAATGGGGATGTGTCAGAGTCGCGCCCCTCTCGGATATTCAGCATTCCTCGGCAAGATGGAAATCAGTGACAACGAGAAAAGGCGCGCAGTACAGCTATTAACTCAGTACGGAATGAAGCATTGCGACAAGGTTGCAGCCTTACGCAAGCTCAGTAGCAATACTAAGGTGAAGGTTGTGCAAACGCTCGCAAATTTTGCTTTCAAGGACTATTGCCGATCGGCGGCTGGGGTTGAGCAGTGTGAATGCTGCAAAGGCGCGGGGGTTATCAAAGCAAGGGCCACGGTAATTAAGCATCCGGGGTGTGGTAAGAAAACGCCGCCCAAGCTTGCAGAAGAGGAAACCCATACGTTGTGCCATAAGTGCAACGGGAAGGGCGAGGTATCGGTGGCCTGCTGCAAGTGCAAGGGGAGAGGCGAAGCCGTTCACAGGGAAGAGAGTGAATTGCAGGGTGTTCCAGTTAAGCGAACATGCAAGCAGTGCCTGGGGCGTGGATACGAAAGAGTGCCAGCGGCTGACGCATTCAGGGCTATTTCTGGCTATGCTCCAGGGCTGACTTCAACAGTTTGGGATAAGGCGGTAAAGCCATTCTACGAAAAGCTGATTACAGAGTTGCTCGCATCGGAGGAGGAAGCCAATCGCCAACTTGGGAAAGTTACCGGCAATTTTACGTAAAGTTGATATCCGGTAACGATTGCTGCTTGCAAAATGCAGAAAGCTAGAATATCATTCTCTAACAGTAGAAATCCGTCTGAGTGTTACGGTGGATTTAAAAAGGGCCTCGTTAACGCGGGGCCTTTTCGTATCTGAAGGCATGCTGGCAAGCCGTTATGAGGAAGTGGGGAGCGTCACTTCGAATCCAGCCAAGAAACGCCGCATCTATCAAGCCCTGACTTTAACCGGTCGGGGCTTTTTTCATTTAGCCCCACGCTAAAACAGTCAACCACTGCAAACACCCTTACTGTCTCCGAGTGACTACGGCGTGGAGGCTATTCCTGTTCCAGTAAATCAAACATCCCCTAAAGGGGGTAAGTATGCATCGCATGGATAAAATCAGAGAGGGCCTAAGCTATTGGGCGGGAGGCATTACAGCTATGGGTGGAGTCCTCTCACTTAACGACTGGGCAATGATAATTGGTATCGCGTGTACCGTTGGCACATTCGGCGTCAATTGGTACTACAAGCGAAAAGAGCGAGAGGATCGTCTAAATGGCAATGTCCGCGACGCTCAGAAATAAAATAACTGCGGCCATTGGCGGCGGTGCTTTCGCAATAGCAGCAGTGATGCTCGGCGGGCAAGGTGGTCTGGAGGGGAGAGAATACACCCCTTATCGTGATGTCGTCGGCGTTCTCACTGTATGCGACGGCCACACCGGTAAAGACATCATCCCCGGCAAGCGTTACACAGACAGAGAGTGTGATGCTCTGCTGAATTCAGACCTGCGCATCGTTGCTGCTGGCGTCGATCCCTACATCCGCTCAGATATCAGTAATACGCAGCGAGCAGCTATCTACTCGTTTGCCTACAACGTTGGCGTAACCGCGTTCCGTAACTCCACGATGCTGAAGAAGATCAATGCAGGTGACCAGAAGGGCGCTTGTGATGAGTTGCGCCGCTGGACATACGCAGGCGGCAAGCAGTGGAAGGGATTGATGAATCGCCGGGCTATAGAGCATGAAGTCTGCACCTGGAGCCAGAAATGAAAACTCGATACCTGGTCATGATTGCTATCTTCATCCTGTCGATGATCGGCGGCCTAGGTTATTCGGCATTCCACTATCACGGTAAGTACACCGCCGCACAGCGTGATGTATCCAGCGCCCAGGCAGTCACTACCAGCTTACTGACCGCTATCGATCTGATGTACGCCACTTCAAAGGCCGCCCATGAAGACAAACAGAAACTTGCTGATGAGGGCGAGACGAGAATTGTTTATATCAGAAAGGCGGTCAAAGACGATGAGTGTGCTGTTCGCGCTGTCCCTGATGTCGCTACTGATAATCTCCGGATGCTCGAAAACTCAGCCCGTACCGGTGTACCCGCCAAAGATAAACCCTGAGCTGACTGCGTCCACGCCGGTACCGAAAACACCGAACCCGTTGCTATACGGTGATAGCCTGGTTCTGAATGCCCAGCTATTCGTGGCGCTGGGGCAGTGCAACCGGGACAAGGCGGCAATCAGGCAAATCGAATCAACCCGACAAGGTGGTAAGCCATGATATGCAACCTGGTATGTGAAGTTAAAGTTCGCCGCTGGATGCTGCCAATTCTCGTTATCGGCCACTATCTCCGCCGGGACTGGCTGATGAAAAAGTGCATCAGCACCGAAGTAAAAGCCATTCCTGTGAAGTAATTCCCCCGACAAGGAACAGATAGATTCTCTCTCAGGAGGTGATCGGCTGAAGTTTGGCCCTATCTTGGCAGCCGGAAAGACGGAAGTGGCTAAGCAACTCTGACAAGCGTGGCAATGCTGCGATTAACTGAGGATTTGAAAATGGCATTACTTCCCGAAGGGTTTGGCGGTGGTGTTGCAGGCCCTCAAGGGCCGACCGGTCCGCAAGGTCCCGCAGGTCCAGTTGGCCCAGCAGGATTGAAATGGAAAGGCTCTTGGTCATCCGCTACCGCATACGTGATTGATGATGCAGTAGGTTACAACGGCGCTTCATACTTCTGCATAGCCCCAAACACAAACAGCGCTCCTACTGGCCTTCCTGGTGATACCAAGTGGGCATTACTTGCATCTCAGGGTGCAACAGGCCCTCAGGGCCCGCAAGGTGTTCAGGGTCCATCAGGCATTACTGCAGTAAGACAGAAATCAGAGGTCACGTTTACCGGCCTGAATTTGGTCATCCCAACGACGGCGACAAACCTAATCGGGTTGATTAAAGCGCTGACACACACCGGCTCTCTCGCTCCGTTCTTCAACACCACAACGAACAAATTTAACGTCTACAACAACAGCTCTACGGTGACATTCAAAATCAACGTTATCGGCACTTGGACCGGCGCAAGCCAGGCCCGCAGCATGACAGTCGATTTCCCAGGCACAACAGGCAACACGCTGATTGCTTCACGTGACCAGGCGGTAACGACTGACATCGTCTCTCTACCAACATTCTTCAGCGTTGACCAAGGCGGCAATTTAGCCACAAACGGCAGTGACATCACCATCAAGTCAAACGGTGCCACATTCACCGCTACATCAATCCTTCTCATTGCTGAACAGATGGTTCCATCATCATAAGGGGTTCCAATGGCAGTAAAAACGCAAGTCCAGACCATTGGCTCTACATGGGTTCAGCTATCAGACGGTACGCAGACAAAGACGCTTCAAGTGTTGAATGGCGCTGCGATTGTGGTTGACGCAGACGAGGCGCCGCCAGCAAGCACACAAGGCCACGTAGTTAGGGGCTGGATGACCATCACGCCGCCAACCAAGGCGTGGGCCCGTGCAACTGCTGGCGACTCGGCAATTATTGCAGTGAGCTGAGTTATAAAGTTCTGCAAAAGCCATCAATAAGGTGGCTTTGACAGAGTTTTGTATAGGTTTAACGATGGTGTGGTAACGAGTTTTCCCGGCGCCGCATTTCAATGGGTAGAGGATTATTCTAAATGACAGATAAATTTGAGCTAGATAAGAAATTTCAGGACCTGCCTGAGTATGCGCAAGTTTGTGCATCTGAAGCACTGAGGAATGTGCTTAGCAGTCAAGGCGTGGATGCTGATGCCAGCTACTCCGAGAATATTGGCCGCAACATAAAGCAAGCATTTATCGCGTTGTTTGAAGGAGAAGGCGACGCATCAAAAATCGATATCCAAATCGGCAGCATCAGCATCAATACCCCTGGGCTTTACGTAGCTGGCAGCTTCCGGAGCAATGAAAATGGCAGCAAAGATACTAAAAATTCTAGCCGTTGAAGCAGTGTTCCCTGGCGGTCGAGTTGTTAAGGGGTTCTCCAGAAGCTATCCGAGTTGGCAAGGCGACGGCATCTTGCACATATTTGAAGAAGAAGGCTCCGGAGAATCCCACCTGGTAAACATTCACCTGGCTGAAAGCGTAAAGCTGACACCGACATTTAAGGACTAGCGATGACTGATAAAACAGAGTTTTCTCGCGTCGTTCCAGAGGCCATTCAAGATAAGGCCACCGACTGGTTGCTTGGAAAGCTTGATGAGGAGATTGATGCGTTAAGAGAGCTTGGGGCGTCAGGGGTTGACATAACTGAAATCATTCCTGGCTCGATCAGGGGCGCTAAGTTTAGAGCTGAGTTGATTCGAGAAACATTCATCGCGCAGTATTCGGACGAGAAATGACAATGGCAAAGCTCACTGACAAGCAAGAGCTGCTTGCCGGTGAAGCAGCCAAGCGACCAATACCACGCGCTGATTTCATTGCTGAATTCCAGCCATATATTGCACTGGCCCCGGCGAATGAAGTTCATGAGTGGGTTACAGACAATATCCTCAAAGACACCGGGTTACTGCATAACCCAGACCATGCCCACCTGCTTGATGCTGATGTCCGCTTTATGTGGGCATCAAGTGCATTCACAAAGCAGGGTAGAACAGTACTCGGGCAAGCCGAACAGGTAGCCATGCGAGCCGGTGGTTGGCAGAAGGCCAGAATGGAACAGCAGATGCATGAATGGTTTGGGGAAATCCCGAAATTCATCATCACGCTGGCTGCTGACTACTGCGCACAGTGTAACGACCTAGAATTCTGCGCATTGGTGGAGCATGAGCTTTACCACATCGCTCAAGCAACTGATGACTTTGGCGCACCTAAGTTCAATAAAGAGACAGGCCAGCCAGTTCTTACACTGCGCGGTCACGATGTAGAAGAGTTTGTTGGCGTGGTGCGTCGATATGGTGCCAGCGCGGAGGTGCAAGAAATGATTGATGCGGCGAATAAACCTGCGGAGGTTGCTCATCTTGACGTTGCCAGGGCGTGCGGGACATGCCTATTGAAACTGGCTTAACTTTGGATTGCTTTGGAAGAATGGTGATTTATGGCTGCGTTAAAACCTGAAGTGAAAGCCTTCATCATTCAAGCTCTGGCGTGTTTCGATACCCTGGCGATCGTGGTTGAGTCCGTCCAAAAAGAATTCGGTATAAAAGTCACCCCTCAGCAGGTCGAATCGCATGACCCAACAAAGGTAAGCGGAAGGGGATTGGCAAAGAAATGGGTTGAGCTATTTACGGTCACCCGTGAGCGCTTCAAGAACGAAATAGCAAACATCCCCATCGCAAATAAATCCTATCGATTACGCGTATTGGATCGCATGGCCGCAGCCACTGAAAAGCAGAAAAACTTTGGCATGACGGCTCAGCTAATGGAGCAGGCAGCCAAAGAGGTAGGTGACGCTTATACCAACCGGCAGAAGGTTGATCACACGTCATCTGACGGAAGCATGGCACCAAAGCCAACGACAATCAGATTGGTAGGGGTAGAGCCATCAAATGGAAAGCCAAGTTGATCTCCAGATCCCCGCCAAGCTAGTCCCCGTATTTGCAACTGAAGGCGTTCGCTACCGTGGCGCATATGGAGGTCGCGGCTCCGCAAAGACGCGCACCTTTGCGCTGATGACAGCCGTTAAGGCATACCAGGCGGCTGAGTCCGGCATAAGTGGCGTTATCCTCTGCGCCCGCGAATACATGAACTCGCTCGAAGAGTCCTCAATGGAGGAGGTGAAGCAGGCAATCCGCTCCGTTCCCTGGCTGGATGATTACTTCGATATCGGCGAGAAATACATTCGCACTAAAAACCGGTGTGTGAGTTACGTGTTCTGCGGCTTGCGCCATAATCTGGACAGCATCAAATCCAAGGCCCGCATTCTGGTTGCCTGGGTAGACGAGGCCGAGTCTGTATCGGACATAGCCTGGAAGAAACTACGCCCAACCGTTCGTGAGAATAATTCTGAAATCTGGGTAACGTGGAACCCAGAGAAAGACGGCAGCGCGACCGATAAACGCTACCGGAAAACTCCGCCAAAAAATTCAATGATTGTCGAAATGAACTACAGCGACAATCCGTGGTTCCCAGACGTTTTGGAAGAAGAGCGTCTAGAAGATTTAGCCACTCTAGACTACGCCGATTACGCGTGGATCTGGGAGGGTGCATATCTCGAAAACTCCGACAAGCAGGTGCTGGCGAACAAGTACGTCGTGCAAAGCTTCGCTGACGACCTGTGGCAGAAGGCAGATAGGCTGCTATTCGGCGCTGACTTCGGTTTCGCGAAAGACCCGAGCACTCTTATCCGCATGTTCATCCTCAACAGCAATCTGTACATCGAATACGAGGCTTACGGCCACGGCGTCGAATTGGATGAGATGTGGAAGTTCTACTCAGGCAAAGAGGGGGCTAGAGACAAGCAGATTGAGGACTGGAAAGCCACTGATGATACTAAGTTCCCTGGCATACCACAGGCCCGCAAATGGCCGATCAAGGCCGACAACTCCCGGCCTGAGACTATTAGCCATATAAAAGCGCAGGGCTTTAACATCGCCGCCGCTAAGAAGTGGGCCGGTAGCGTTGAGGATGGCATAACCTGCCTGCGCGGGTTTAAGCAGATCATCATTCATCCTCGCTGCAAAGAAACGGCAAAAGAAGCCCGACTTTACTCATACAAGACCGACCGGATTACAGGCGAAGTGTTGCCAATAATCGTAGATGCCAACAACCACTGCTGGGACGGCATTCGCTACGGACTTGATGGGTACATTACTGGCAGGGCAAAACTCAACATGAACCCCGAAACTGTCAAGCAGGCAGTATCCCGCAGAGCGGCTCGTCGCAGCCTTCGCTGAGAATCTCATGACAAAAAGAAAAAACAGACGCCAGGCCGGTGAAGCCCGGCGCAGATTCTCGTTGTCTCAGGCGGCGAGAGATAAGGTAGAAACGTACAGCCAAATCATGACTCCATCCGAAATTAAGAAAATCTATGGGCCAGCTAAAACGCTAGGTGCTCCGCAAGATGCGGTGATAGCGATGGACCATGCTTTCGATAATTCCGGTGCGTACACGTTACTGCAGCACGCTATGGACATGGGGCAAGGCCCAGGCTTGGCTCCTTCTTTCATGGGCTACGCAGCGCTGTCCTCATTAACGCAAAACGGACTAATCCGCGCTTGCGTTGAGACGGTCGCTGATGACATGACCCGCGAGTGGATCGAGATTGAGGCCGCCGATACAAACGGCAATGGCGAAAGCTCCGATGAGAAAAAGGAAATTGAGGATGCGATGGTGGACTACGAAGTCCGCAGCATCTTCCATCGAGCAGCGGAGTTTGATGGGTATTTTGGCGGCTGCCTGATTTATATCGACACCGGGGCCACCGATGAGCAGTTGCTAACTCCACTCGACACAACGGATAAATCGGCTGAGCTACAGAGGTTCAAACGGTTTACGGTCATTGAGCCGATTAACATCTTCCCAGGCAACTACGAGAGCCTTAACCCGCTGAGTCCTCGTTACTTCAACCCGGAGACGTGGTGGGTGCTGGGCAAACAGGTTCACACCTCGCGCCTTATCCGTATCTGCGGCAATGAAGTGCCAGTGATGCTGAAACCGGCATACAACTTCATGGGCATTCCGCAGGCCCAGATACTGTACGACTACGTGCTCCACTTCCAGGATGCGCGGCAGGCATCTTCTCGGCTGCTTGAAAAGTTCTCGCTGACGGTCCTCAAAACCGACATGGAGGACATTCTCACCAACCCCAATGGAACCAGCAGCCTTGATGGTCGACTGGCCTACATGGCCGCTTACCGCTCCAATGACGGCGTCCTTGCGGTTGATAAAGAACTGGAGGACATAGTCAACATCGTGACGCCGATCTCCGGTGTTACCGAGATTGTCCGCCAACAGCTTGAGTTTATCGTCGCCATTAACCGCACCCCCGCAGTTAAGCTGATGGGGATTTCCCCGGCTGGCTTTAACACCGGCGACTCGGACATCAAGAACTACAACGACCACATTTCCTCACAGCAGGAAAAGGTTCTCCGCAAAGGGGTTCAAAAGGCGTTGGACATCATCCAAATCGTCAAACTCGGCAAGCTTGATAAATCGGTCAAGTTTAAGTTCGTGGGACTGAACGAAGAGGATGAGAAGGCGGTTGCAGACACTCAACTGGTTAAAGCGCAAACGCGGCAGATTTATGCTGACCTTGGCAGCGTTGACCCGATGGAAGTTAGGAAAGCTGTGGCTGAGGACCCTCAAACGCCATTTGCTGGTTTAGATGCAGATGAAGAACCGGAGATAATCAATGGCGAAGGTTCGGGCGACGAAAACGGCCAAGTCTACATCCCCCAACGCGGGGCTGGAGAAACAGTACAGAGAGAAGCTGCAAGAACTGATTAGCGAGATGTCAACGTCCGTTAATTACTGGATATCCGCAGAGTACCGTAAGCAGGAATCGGAGATTGTAGGCGACGCCTCACCAGGGAAAGCACTCAGCAACAAACTGATTTCTGTGATGGAAACCTGGCGCGAGAAGTTCGACAAGAAAGCCGAGTCGATCGCGCTGTGGTTTGTCCGTCGTTCGGATGCGTACACATCCAGGTCAGTCAGCAATAAGCTTCGGGCTGAGGGTATGACTGTCAGTATGCAGATCACTCCCGAGGTGCAGACCGTTCTTGATAGCCTGTACGAAACACAGGTCGGGCTGATTAAGTCCATTCCTGAGCAGTACCTCACGCAGGTGCAAACGTTGGTTCAGCAATCAGTGACGAATGGCCGTGATGTTGGCTTTCTCAAAGAGGAGCTGAAAAAACGCTATGGAATCACTGAGCGTCGGGCGAAAGTTATCGCTCGGGACCAGAACGCCAAGGCATCGAATGCCATCTCAAGGGAGCGCTGCAAGTCTGCCGGGATAACCCACGGCATTTGGGTTCACCGCGCAGGCGGCAGCAAAACCTATCGCCAATCGCATTTAAAGATGAACGGTGAGAAATTCGAACTGGCCGCGGGCTGTTATGACCCGCACGAAGGCAGGGAAGTCCACCCCGGCGAGCTGATAAACTGCAAGTGCGATTTCAGACCTGTAATACCGAAGCCGGGAGAAAACAATGACAATTGAGATTGAGAGCCATGAGATTGCCACGCTAAGGGTTGCCCTCGCACACTTTAGCGGGTACCTGGATGAAGAGGGGCTTGGCGATGATGAGCACGGAAAAGAAATGGTCCGCCTATATCACGCCAATATCAACTCTATGCTAAAGAAGATCCAATCCAACGAAGGTGCCTAGCACCCGCAAAACAGTTAAAATGAACATGTGGTGAATGCGCAGGCTGATGCGCCAAACCAGACCGGAAACGGTCGGGAGTCAGGCAAGACAAAACCGGCATGACCGGCAGCGGCCCCCGTTGTGACTCAAAGCCGGAGATCAGCACCGGCCACCACACTTAAATTGCGGTGTAACTCAATAGGTAGAGTAATACATCAACGCCCTCTTGCCATTGCGGAGGGTGGGCGGCGAAATCAAGATGTTATTGTCCGGCGCTGGTGCTGGTTCGAGTCCAGTCACCGCAACCACTTACAAAACCAGGTCGCTCAGGCGGCCTTTTTTTATGCCCGTAGTAAACCCCAGCGCACCGCACGCGCAAATAAATCAGAACCTTTCAGGATGACCCTTGAGGAACCGGCTTGGCTGTCGGATGCCTTCTGAGGGCCGTATTCCTGTGCGACAAGGTTCATCACTAAAAGGTAAATCCGATGACACATCCAACCGTAGTTAACGACTTCGACTTCCGAGAAATGGTGTCCGCAGCAGAAGGCGAGCCAATTACTGACACTTTCATGATAGCCAAGGCATTCGGGAAGCGTCCGTCTGATGTGGTTCGAGCAATCGAAAGGGGCCACTTCTCTGATGATTTCCGCGCTGCGCATTTTTGCGCTGTCGAGAAAATCAATGACTTAGGGATATTTGACAAGAAGCAGAAATACTACCGAATGGACTTCAGCGGTTTCGTAATGCTTGTAATGGGATTTAGTGGCGCTAAGGCAGCAGGCATCAAGGAGGGCTATATCAACGCCTTCAACTGGATGAGTAGTGAGCTGAAGAAATATAGCGCCAGTTTTGAAGCCGAGCGCAACGCGGTAATGCTGGAGTACATGAAAGAGAAAGATGTCGCCAGCATGTCAGGCCGATTGCTTAACCGCTGGGGAAGAGTGAAGAAACCGCAACTATTAGCGCGTATTGAACGGATTGAGAAAGGCGGGCAGATCGCCATTCCTGGATTGCCATCTTAGCCCCGCCAAACAACCCGATCGCCGTTCAAAAATTCATAAGGTAAATCATGGCAGTACAAAAAAAGAAAGCCACCCGTAACTGGGCGGGCCGGGCGATCGCGTTTGACGAGGGTAGCCGTCGCCGGATTGATGAAAATGGCTACCTTCACGTTTCCCAGACTCACCTCACAAAAGAGCAAGTGGCTCCGTATTACGGCTATGAAATCCCTGGCTGTGAAGAACTTGGCCTGGACCCTGACCGAATCTATTACGGATACCGGTCGGGTGAGGAGCTGGAGAAGGCCAAGGACACATTCAGCAGCATGCCGCTGCTGTGCATCCACAAACAGGACAGCGCAACCAATCCGCTCAAAGAGCACCGCGTTGGTTCAATTGGCACCTCTCCACTATGGGAGGCTCCTTATGTTGACAACGCCCTGGTCGTCACCGACGCCTGGGCTATAGAGCAAATCAATAGCGACAAGCTGAAAGAAATCAGTTGCGGCTATTTTTTCGATCCCGACTTCACGCCGGGTGAATTTAACGGCGTCCATTATGACTTCGTGATGCGAAACATCCGGGGAAATCATGTTGCGCTGGTAAAAGAAGGTCGGGCTGGCCCCGATGTGTACGTCCACGACGCAATGCCGTCTAAACCAAAAAAGGTGCAAAAAACAATGCAACTTAACCGTAAACAGGTGGCAGTGCGTGCAACGCTGGCCGCCTACCTTAAGCCGCGTCTTGCAATGGATGCTGCTCCTGCAGAACTGACTAAGTTGGTCGGCTCATATAAAAAACCTTCAACCTTGGCGCGGGCAGTCGTGCGCCAGTATGGCAACAAGCTTGCCCAAGACATGGAAATCGAGCCGGAAGAGTTGGCCGAACTGATGGAGGCTGCTGAGGAAGTTGTCGAGCCGGAAGAGGTCGTTGTCGATAACGACAATGAAATGACTTACGACGAGGAAAACAGCGCTGAAAGCATCCGCGCCATGCTCGAAGGTAAGGTGCCTGATGAAGTGCTCGAAAAAATGCTGGCCGCTCTCACTGTTGTAGCTGGTGATGAGCTGACGGAAGAAGAAAAAGCCGAGGCCGAGCGCCTGGAGAAAGAACGTTTGGAGAAAGAAAAATCCACTCCGGCGATGGACGCAAATACCATTCGCACACAAGCCCTGGCCGAGTCCAAGGCGCACTTCAAATCGCTGAACGAGGCAGGCGGTAAGGTTCGCGGTCTGGTGGGCGAGGTTGATGTCATGGCCTTCGATAGCGCGGAAGATATTTACGGACACGCTCTCAAGCAGAAGGGCGTCAACATCAAACTGTACGAAAAAGCGGCGTATAAGGGTATGGTTGACATGCTGGCGGCTAATAAGCCATCAGCGCCAGTCATTGCCCAAGACGCTGATCCTGACACCTTCGAGGGCAAGTTTGCAGGCCTCGGCAACATCAAAATTTAATTAAGGGGCAATGCAATGGGCCTTCAAAAGCAAGTAAATCTGTATTACTCCGGTGCAGTTGCCGGTGACCGAGCATCGCACAACCCTGTTATCTACCTGCCGCGCAACCCGCTGGCAGAGGGCATTGTGTATGTCGGCCGGTTCGTGTTCAAAGGCACAGACCCTGAGAATCAAGTAAAAACCTCAGGCTCTGTTGTGGCTGGGTTCGTTGAGCGCCTGCTCAATTACTACAACTTCACGCTGACATCTGGCGGCACTCTGGCTATTCCAGACGAAACGCCAATCACCGTTGCGACCATTGGTGAGTTCTACGCCGCTTACACTTCAACCGCCCCGACCATCGGGCAGAAAGCGTTCGCAAATACCACTACCGGCGTTATCACCTATGCCGCCGCTGGGGCAACGGTTGCCGGTTCTGTTGAGACTGGCTTTGTTGTTAAAGAAGTTCGGGAAGAAGATGGCTTAGCCTTCATTTCCAACTGGACTCCCGCCGCCTAAACACTGAAATAATCCGCTCGTAACTGACACTGAAATAACTCGGTGGGCATTGTCACGTGCGGATGGAGAAAAAAATGAATATTTCGTTCGAACAAGCCAAGCGATACGGCTTTGATTTTGGCCGCAACGCTCGCGAGTGGATCACCAAAGACAACATGCCGCGCCTTATTCAAGACGCCGCGCTGATCACCCAGGCAAACACCACAATCCCTGCGGAGTTGCTGGCCTACATTGACCCAACGGTCATTGAAATCCTGACCGCACCACGCAACGCTCGCGAGCTTTACAGCGAAGAGAAGCGCGGCGACTGGACCACTCCGTATTTCAAATGGCGCGCCGATGAAGTAACCGGTAGCACCGCTGCTTATTCTGACTTCGGTCAGTTCGGCGTGGCTGGCGTTAACTCCGAATGGTTCACGCGTGAGCAATACCGCTTCCAGACAATCATCCAGTACGGTGACCTGGAGCAAGACATGGCCGCGCAAGCCAAAATCAACCTGGCAGCAGCCAAGCAGCGATCTGCAGCAACCACTATCGATATCGACTCCAACCGGTTTTATTTGCTGGGCGTCGCCGGTAAAGAAATCTATGGCGTATTGAACGATCCGAATCTGCCAGCAGCAACCACCCCGATCTCTGTTGGTGGCGTGACTGCATGGTCAGGCAAAGACGCCATCGCGCGCTACAACGACGTGATCAAGCTGTTCACTCAGTTGGTCAATCAGCTGCAAGGCCTGGTTGATGAGAAGTCACGCATGAAACTGGCAAGTTCTCCTGCGCTGCGCGCTCTGCTGGCCGAGCCGACTCAGCTTGGTAAGACTGTGAAGGAAATGCTGGAAAATTATTTCCCGAACATGGAATTCATTTCCCTGCCTCAGCTGGGTGCCGCGTCAGCTCCAGGCGCTGTAGAAACCATGATGATTATCGCCCCTGAAATCCTGGGCAACCAAACCGGCCTGCTGGGCTTTGGTGAAAAAATCCGCATGGGCCGCATCGTTCCATCGCTTTCCTCCTTCGCTCAGAAGGTCACCGGCACGACTTATGGTGGCGTTATTAAGGTGCCAGCAGCGGTCGCTCAAATGACTGGGATGTAATTATGGCGCGTCCACGTAAAAACACAGCCTCTGAGGAGGCTGTTTCTCTTTCTCAAGGAAACAACAACATGTCCGATTCAGTTCACGTTCGATTGAAGCACCCCCACGGGATTGTGTTTGATATCTCCAAAGGTAAAAAAGTCGCCTTGTACGGCAGTGACTTCCATCTGCGCGGGCTGGAAAAAGGCACTCTGACCTGCGGGTTTGGTAAGACCGTCGTCCCTGCCGCTGACTGGGAAGAAGTTCTCGCCATGTATCCGGATCTGGTCGGTGACCTGGTTCGCAAAGGTACGCTTGTTCATCAGGCGGATGCCGCAAGTGCAGACGACAATGCCGCCGATAATCGCAGCGTCAAGCACGGTCGTGAGCCTGTCGATACCAAAAACGACAAGACAATCAAAACCGAAGAAGTCCCGGCTGGTGAGGCTGCATAATGGCGATTGTCACTTTTGACAGTGACGAATTCCTCGCTATCTACCCTCGATTCGCTGGGGTTCTTTCCCCGGCGCAATTGCAAAACGCGTTTGATGTTGCCTGCCTGGTGCTTGATAACTCCGAAGGTTCGATTGTCCCTTACGACCCGGCCAACGGCGTTAATGAGCGCAAGACGCTGCTCTACCTCCTGACGTGCCATATAGCCACCGTGGCGGTGTGGGGCATTAATGGGCAGGCAGGGCCAACGTCCAGCGCGTCTGAAGGGTCAGTGAGTGTCTCGTTCGCTGTTCCTGATGTTGCTTCCTCATCGTGGTTTAAAGCCACTCCGTGCGGGCAGATGTATTGGCAGGCAACGCGGAAATACGTTGTTGGTGGCCGGTATATAGCCAAGCGTTACTACCATCCATTCGGGTGATTATATGGCTTCGATCTCTGGCGGTGATGCGCTGCTGAAGGTGCTTGAGGCGCTTTCTGGCGTCAAAAGTATCACGATGAATGTCGGCGTGCTTGCTGACGCGACAAACGAAGATACTCTTGAGCCGATTGCGCCTTATGCGGCGGCCAATGAGTTCGGTACCCTAACAATCCCAGCTCGCCCGGCAATCAGAAATGCGGTTGCAGAAAAGACGGGAGACTGGGCCAGTCAATTGGCATCTGGGGTGAGCGATATTGCTGGAGACCCAGAATCGATTGAGAAAGCATTCAACCAGCTTGGTCTGGTGATGGTGCAGGATATCAGGGACTCAATTGGCAGCAATATCCAGCCAGAAAACGCCCCGGCCACGGTAGAAGCCAAAAAGAGGAAGGGGCGAGCCGATGCAAGCACTACCCTCATTGATTCTGGCAGCTATCAGCGAGCCATCGACTACGAGATCATCAAGGGGGAATAGTGAATTTACACGCAATCGTCAGCGGACCTATCGGCAGCGTTAACCCATTCGTCCCCGCCCAGATGAAAATCAGCAACGGTTACACCAAAGACGCAGCGTTTAAACAAGTCCCGGCATTTCACCCGCCGTTCGACATTTCAGCCCAAATACAAGCCCTCACGAATCCAGACCTGCAGCACATCGACGGCCTGAATATCCAGGGGATTGTCAGATCGGTTTATGCCGAGGGAGATTTCAACGGCGTTAACCGGCCGCACGAAAAAGGCGGTGATTACATGCTGCTCAATGGCGAGGAGTGGAAGATAGTTCAAGTGATCGAGACCTGGCCAGATTGGTGCAAATTTGTCATTAACCTGCAGGTGCCGACATGATTACCTCAAGCGTAACAGAAGATGACCTGATGGCCGCCCTGGGCGGCTTTTTAACATCTGTGACCGGGTGGGATGTCAATCAGGCGCAAGTGAATGATGTTCCGATGTCAAAGCGCGACTTCATCATGATGACCAGCATCACCGATGTCGCCTTATCCACAAACCGAAACTCATACACCGACACGCCAAGCATTGGCACTGAAGGCATCGCACGTTCTGTTCGATGGGGGGTGCAAATTGACTGCTATGGCGAAAGGGCAAAAGACGTAGCAAACACAATCGCAACGCTGATGCGCAGCGAGTATGCATGCACGTATCTTGCTGGAGGCCCAATCAAACCTCTCTATGCCGGTGAGCCGCATAACACCACGATGATCAACGGCGAACAACTCTATGAGAGTCGCTGGACTGCTGACCTCTATTTCCAATTCAACCCGGTCGTCAGTGTACCAATGCAATTCATGGACAACATAAATGTCGGCCTTGTCGAGGTCGATGCAAAATTCCCACCGGAGAATGCATAAATGGCAATTCCTATTACTAAAGACGTTCGTATCAACCCGGGTGTGCTCTCTGCGGGCGGCACGGCACTTGATTTGAACGGACTGATTTTGACCGATAGCACTTATGCGCCGGTTGGGTCGGTTTTAAGTTTCACCTCTGACGAAGATGTCGGTAAGTATTTCGGCAGTGCATCGCAAGAGATGTCGATGGCTACCATCTACTTCTCTGGCTACAAAGGCTCGACCAAGCAACCTGGCTCGCTTCTGTTCTCTAAATTCAATACCGAGGACGTTCCGGCGTTCCTGAGGTCGGCATCAATGGCTGATGTAACCCTGGCGCAACTCAAATTGCTGACCGGGACTATTATCCTCACCGTTGACGGTACGCTGGTGACATCTACCAGCATTTCGCTAAGCGCCGCAACCAGCTTCGATAACGCGGCCACGCTGATTAAGACCGGCATTGGCACAAGCGTGAATGTCGCTTGGGACTCTATCGTCAAGGCCTTCGTGATTTCCTCATCCACTGACGGCCAAGACAGCACCATTACCTTTGCTGGCGGGACTTTGGCCCCAGGCTTGAGACTGCGTGAAGTCGATGGTGCGGTACTATCGCAGGGCGCTGACGTTGCTGTGGTTGATGACATTTTCCTGAACCTGCTGGGGATTAGCCAGGATTGGGCGCTGTTCACTACGTCATTCGTGTGTGACCAGGCGCAACATCTGGCATTCGCCAAATGGACCAGTGCGCAAAACTTCCGGTTCGGCTATGTGGCCCATGATTCCAGCGCTAATGCGACCGTGCAGAACAGCACGGATAACCTGACCTACGCGCTGATTGAAACCTACAGTTACGGCCAGACAGTGCCTGTTTACGGCTTCCAGACACACGCCGCTTCGGTGCTGGGCTATGCCGCGTCCCTTGACTTCGAGCGAGCGGAGGGTCGCGTACCATTCAAGTTCCGCTCACTGGATGGGCTGTTGGCTCAGGTTAGCGATTCCAGCACCTATGACGTGCTGATTGCCAACCACTACAACTTCTACGGCGCTTACAGTTCCAACAACTACAGCACCCGGTACTGGGCTGACGGCACTATCACTGGCGACTTCAAGTGGTTGGACAGTTTCTGCTTCCAGATTTGGCTGAATGCCAACCTGATGCAAGACGCGATCGAGATGTTCCAGGCTAACCGGTCATACCCGTACAACAACAGCATGAAGGCCGCGGTAGAAGCTTCATTCGCTGACACCATCGCTCAGGGCGTTGCATTCGGCGGCATCCGCACTGGCATCACGCTATCCAGTTCGCAGAAGGCGCAAATCCAGAACGCAGTCGGCGCGGATATATCTTCCTCGCTCCTGGCTAAAGGCTGGTTCCTTTACATCGCTGACGCGACACCGGAACAGCGGGCGGCACGTACATCCCCGTCTATGACGTTTTATTACTGCGATGGTGGCAGTTTGCAGAAACTCACCCTGGCTAGCATCGAGGTTCAATGATGAGCAATACAATTACTAGTGCCGATGCCACTTATGCGCTTTCGGTGACCAACCTATACCCAACGGCTCAGGTCCTCCAGGGGTATGCGGCAGATGCCATGTTTTCACTAAGTGACACCGATTACGCTCAGACTGTTCGAGGCGCTGATGGGAAACTTTCAGCAGGTTTCGTTTTTGGGCAGTACATCCAGACGATTACCATCATGCCTGACAGTCCAAGCCGTGAAGTGTTTGAGACGTGGGCGCAGACATCGCGCACGGCGATCGCCGTATTCCGCTGTAATGCCACAATCATCATGCCCGCCATCGGTCGCAAGTACACACTGACGAATGGCGTCCTGCTACGCACCAGAACTCACCCGGATGCAAACCGAGTGCTACAGGCCATTCCATATCAGATCGAGTGGGAAACAGTAACCAGCGAAGCGTATAGCGCATAAGGTAAATCATGGCTCGCAAAGAAATTTACTACACAGTGTCAGGCACCAAAGGCCGTGATGAAGGAAAGATGTTTTACATCCAGGAGATGCCAGCATCTCAGGCTGAGGCATGGGCTATCCGCTGCGCTCTGGCAATGACGCGTGGCAGTGTTGAATTGCCTGATAACTTCGCTGATCTGGGGATGGCAGGGTTAGCAAAGGTAGGCCTTTCTTTGCTGGCAAAAGTGCCATACGAAGAGGCCCGCCCTTTGCTTGATGAGATCATGACCTGCGTTCAAGCCGTGCCAGACCCAAACAACAAGGCAGTTAAACGCGGCCTGGTTGAAAGTGACACTGAAGAGGTAACCACTCGACTGAAACTGCGCGGTGAAGTTTTCAACCTGCACGTGGATTTTATAACCGCCGCCTAGAGTTAGATATTCCCCCATCCTTATCAAGTCATTACGGCAAGGGCCTTGCCGAATACCGAAACATTCCAAAAACCATTGGTGCTGTTGTTTCCAGCGGCAAGGCTTCTCTGCATGAGTTGGATACGGTGTATGGGGTTGAGGACCTATGGCGGCTTTTAGAAATAATCACTGTTGATAATTACAACGCCAAAGTATTGAACAACACAAAAGAGGACTTCTGATGGCTACCATTATTGACGCATTGGTCGTTACTCTTGGCCTTGATACTTCAGAATTTAGGCGTGGGCAGAAAGAGGCAGAGGACGCGCTAGACGAAACCAAAGCAACCGCAGAAGAGACAGGAAAGCGGATGGAGGCGTCTGGAAAGCAAGCTGCATCATTCTTTTCTGGACTGAGAAATCAGATCATTGCGCTTGCCGGTGTCACCCTATCTCTGAAAGGGATAGAGGACTTCATGAGTTCATTCTCATCGAAGTTAAATGACCTATCAATAGCGTCTACGGCCTTTGGCATGAAGGCCAAAAACCTGGATGGATGGATCCAGGCCGGGAAAGCGTTCGGAGTATCTGCGGAAGAAATCGCTTCATCATTTTCAAAAATCAGTGATGCCCAGGAAAAGCTACAGGCAGGCCGTGGAAAGGACCAGATAATCACTGACATCATGCGCTTCAGCAATATGACTGGAGCTGGCATCGATGTAATGAATGACTCAGCAGAAACAGTAAACAGGAAGATTGAAGCAAACTTCAGCAAGCTAAGTGCAGAGCAGCAGCGTGCATTCGGCATGGAACTGGGCAGAGGGTATGCTTGGCAGAAATGGAGCGCAACCGGTCACTCCGTCAGCGATATCGATGAGTTCACCAAAAACTCAGGCGTGAACGACGCAGCCATACAGTCTGCTGAAAGGATGCGTAAAGCGTGGGTAAAAGTAACCCAGACGATAGAAAACATTGGCTACATAATCTACACCGAACTGGAGCCTCACTTAGAGGATTTCTATCAGTGGCTTAATGACCTGGCCATCTGGATGAAGGATCACCCAAAAGAGATTAAGGATGCCATAGGCGAGGTTATCTCTGGCCTCAAAGATTTGATCCCTACAGTTAACGACGCTGCGAGTGCAATAGGAAAATTAAACTCGGTCATCAAGGAGATCGTCAACTTCTTGAATGTGCTTCCTGGTAGCGATGCAGTTAGGGAACTTGGCGAACGAGTAGGGGCAGATGAAGTAGGGAAATTTATAAATGAAAAGTCATCGAGATTAAAGAGTTGGATTTACGGAAAACTTGGGCTTACAGATGATGAGCCAGAGCAGAGAGCCCAGGCAGCTAAAGCACCAAGAGCAACCGGGAAAGGTAAGCAACTTCTAGGCTGGATGAGTGGGCAATTTGCGCAACTTGAACAGAAATATAATCTACCAGATGGGATTTTACGTAGCATAGCCACTACGGAGTCTGGGGGTAATCAGTTTGCAATATCCAGCGCTGGTGCAAAAGGGTTGTTTCAATTTATGGACCCAACAGCCAAGGATATGGGGCTGAAAGGTGATGATGTTTTTGACCCTGAAAAATCAGCGGCAGCTGCTGCAAAATACCTCTCTCAGCTACTTCAGCAAACCGGTGGAAATCTTCAAGAGGCGATTGCCGCCTATAACTGGGGCATTGGCAATGTGCAGAAGAAAGGGTTAGGGATGGCCCCGGCAGAAACGCGTAACTATGTACCCAAAGTTTTGGCAGGCATGCAGGTGGGGGCGAGCGCAAACGCCCAAAGCCACATCAACCGTAGTATTACCAACACCAACTCATCGGACAGCAACGTCTACAACATTGGCAAGGTACAGGTTGGCGCTGATGTGAAAAACGTTTCCGACATCATGACCGACGCAAAACAAAAAATTGGCCGCTCTAGCCTGGTGACGGCTTATGCAACGGGGGTATCAGGATAATGGCATTTTCGCTAAACCAGACAACCCTGATGAATGCCATCAATGGAGGCGGGTTGCTTTCAATTTTGAATAGCACCCTGTCTCCTGGGTATGGCATTTACGACGCCAAAACATCAGCAAAGGCATTCACTCCAACGTCATTTATCAGCGTTGAGCCAGTCATGGATTCGTCCATAACGATCGCCCCAGTAGAGCTAAGCAAATACAGTTCTTACAACAAGGTTAATCGACCAGGTGAAATAAGAGTCACGTTTTCTTTTGAGGGGCTAACCGGTTTCAGTGGTGCAGTACCAAACGTCACGAATTTCACCCTGACGAGCCGTGCTGACATCATTGAAAAGCTCACGGAAATGGTAGAAACGGCCAACCTATACAACATAGAGACGCCAGACACTACTTATCAGAACTATGACCTGACGCACTTCGACTATAGAACTACCAGCCAGGATGTGACGCTGTTGATTGTGTCCGCTGTGTTCCAGGCCGTAAGGGATATGGGGACGGTTACGCTATCAAATGCCACCTCTCAGAATCCAACAACGAACAATGATATCTGCAAGGCTCCTGCAGTAGTTAGCGATCAGGTGAATGGCTCGACAAAAGAGGCGACGCTGGATGATGTGAAAAAGTCGCTATCCGGGCTGAAAAACTCCCTTTCCAGTGCCGCTACTGAGATTGCATCTTCTGTGAGTTCAGCAGTTAGCGAGGCAACTGGAGGTGTAACAGGCGCTATCAATGGTGCCGCGACATCATCAATAGATAAACTTTCTGCTGCTGTAACGGAATTGGTTGGAGGGCTGCAATAGTGCAAGAGATAACGCTATTGCCTAGGCGCGGGCAGATTTTAAACGTAACTCTCGCTGGACAGGTTTGCCGCTTGCGTATTGTGCAGCGCACTACAGGCCTTTTTATGGATGTATCGCTCAACGGGCGGTGGATAGTTCAGGGAGTTATTTGTCTAAACTGCGTGAAACTGGTTCGTTATAAGCATCTCGGCTTTCTTGGTGAGCTGTTTTTCACTGATACCGTGGGCGATAGTGACCCCATATTTGATGAGTTAGGAACAAGATTTAAGCTTTTCTATGCCACTCAGCATGAAGTGGAGGCCGCGCAATGACATACCAAATCAGGAAAATCTCTGTTCAATTTGTCCTGGAGGGCGGGAGGACTTTCGATGAGGCAGGTAGCACGGTGCTCACAATAGAGTCAGCCCGCTGCTACGCTAGCATTTCTGGGTATGGCGGCATGTCTGGCACAGAAATGACCCTGCAAATATGGGGGTTATCAATCGATTACATGGCCGCCCTGAGCTATAAAGGGATCTGGATAAACGGGCCAGATTTTAACAGGATGAAGGTTTGGGCTGATGGCGAACCAATATTCGAAGGGTTCATTTACGATGCTATTGGAGACTACAACCAGGCTCCAGACATCCCTCTTGTGTTGAGTGCAAATGCCTTCTACAAAGGCCAGGTGCAGGAAATTGCGCCATTCTCAGCTGAGGGCGCTCAGAGCGTAGAAAAGGTGATCTCTGCAATGGCCGCCTCTGCTGGCCTGGCATTCCAAAACAATGGAGCCACGGGAATTCCGTTATCCAATCCTAGCTATCGTGGCAATATTGTTCAGCAAATGAGGGATGCCGCCAGTGATGCAGGCGTTAACATAACCATTGGCATCAAAACGGTAACCATCTGGCCGCAAGGCGGAGTAGTGGATGGGGTCACTCTTTTCACATCACCAGAAAGTGGAATGATCGGATACCCAATATTCACGGACAAAGGCTTGCTGGTCATCACAACATTCAGCAATGAGATTGTTGTAGGCAGAAAGATAACCGTTGAAACGTCCCTCCCAAACGCATCCGGCGATTACATAATTTCCGGGGCCATGCACTACATCACTTCATGGATAGAGGGCGGCCAGTGGAACTCAAGCATGGAACTGATCCCCGTCGGAACTAGAGCGGTAAGGTACTAATGAATAATTTGCTAACGACTCAGCCGAAAGACATGCATAGCGATGCAAATGCGCTGGAATTCGTCATGCGCCGCTTCCTAGATAGGCATGGATTCATAACTGTTGGCCAGGTTGTCTCCTTCAACAAAGAAAAGAACCAGGTGAACATTATGCCGATGTTGCATGCGTTTACTGGATCAGGAAGCAAGGTCGATGGTGAAGTGATCTACGGCATCCCGGTATCGCGTATCCAGCGTGGGAATAGCGCAATCATCATGGACCCAGTTCCTGGTGACATTGGCATGATGTTTATCTGTGATCGAGATATCAGCACGATAAAAGAAACCAAAAAGCCCGCGCTGCCTGGCACGAACAGGATGCATAGTTTTTCAGATGCTATTTACCTTGGGTCCATCCTTGGCGAAGAGCCCACGCAGTCCATAGAGTTTTCGGATAACATCAAGATCACTGCACCCAACGGCATTGAGATAAACGGACTGAAAATACATGGCGACGGTAAGCTTCAACTGGTTACTGGCGTGATTGTCGACACGCATGTTCACGGCGGGGTAGAATCTGGAGGGGCAACAACTTCACCACCGGAGTGACCATGAGAGCAAAAGCATTACAAATAATGCCATTTTTATTCATTTTGTCAGCGTGTTCATCGTCAGCTATTAAGACAAAACCTGATGGTATTGATGTTAATACAGCAACATATCAGGAAAAGTATGATTATATTATTAGATCTCTCTATTCATCCCCGATAAGCGAAGGGAAAAAGAAAGCGCTTAAGGCTAGAGGCGAATACTTATCATTTAAAGGTGTCGGAAATGACCCCAAAAGAGATATTGAAGAACTCCCCAAGCGCTGCCTTTACTATCGTAGTGATGATTCAGAAATAGCAAGTTGCACCTTTGTATATTACACAAATGGAATTGTTGCCTTAAAAAGGGAAGTAGACATAGAGAAAAATGGGATAGTAACTGATAGCGTTCCTGCTGCGTGTCGACATCAGGGGCTTTTTTATTCTTTCGCATCAATAAAGGCGATGAGCGGGATTGATAATGGAAGTGTTGCTTTGTATGGAAAATCTCTGCGAATGAGTGAAGCCGAAATAAACAAAGTAGTTAGTTATCTACGTAAAAACCAAGAAGAAGCAATGCTTTACCAGCAAAATGACTTCACTCCATATTTTATTAGGACATGCATGATTAATCCAAAAAGGTATGTAGCAACGTATGATAGGATTTTTAACTAAAAGCGAGCCACTCAGGAGGCCACTTAGTCTGACCCCTGGGCGGTTCACTGCTAGCCAAATCTGTCTTTGAAGCGCTTATTGCTCTGCCGCCTTTCCATTTTGCTGTTGCAGGTAGGGCATAGGTGCTGCTTTTTGCCCTCTATCTCCCAAGTGAAATATTTACGTTTGAAGTCTGCACGACAGACATCACACATCCTTGGTTTAAGAAGGTGGTTAAGCAAGCCAATTAAAAAAACGAACCCAGCAATTACCCAAAAAGTCCATTCCATACCTTTCTCCTTCAAAATTCGGGTTGGTTAACCCACTCAGGTGGGCTTTTTTATTGGCTCTGGTGTAGGCGGCAGGGCATTAACGATGTTGCCAACCGCCTTCTCAATAATCTTGATGTTAGTGCTTATAGCAATAAACCTGTCCGTCTCAGACATTTTCATGGATGCCATAAGGTCACTGACCCTTGCCTTTAGGGCCTCGACCTCTTTCTCTTTCTCCTCTACACCCTTAGCCATGCGAAGGGCGTTGGCAACCTGCATGTAGATATCTTCGTTATCAGAAGAAGATGATGCCAGCAGCTTCTCGATCTGCTGAAACTTGTCGAGTCTGTAGAGGATTTCCTGTTGGAGGCTGCGCTTGGATTTATCAGCTTCACTTTCAAGGAACTCTCTGTTCTCTGGAGCCATCCGCAAAGGGTATGGGGCTATTCGTGACATCAGTATGACTCCTTTTGATTCATCTGCCGACATTGTATTTACAGTGCGTCACGTTGACAAGTGAGTCCAAGTGATCCACTATATGCTGCATGAGTAAACAAATGACACCAATAAAAGGAATCCAAATGAATCACAAGGCGTCAAGGTTAACCCCGTACCCGCTGCGCATGCCGCCAGAGGTGAGGGAGTGGTATGAGGATGAAGCCGCCAAGAACTCTCGCTCGTTAAATGGAGAGCTGCTTAAGTTGCTTACTGAAAGGATGAATCGCGTGAAAGGGAAGCGGGTTAATGAGTGCTAGAAAAGGCGAAACCCCGCAGTGCGCAAACACAAACGGGGTTTCTTGTGTCAGTAATCCTTACGAGAAAACCAACATGAACATTATAGCAAAATCAGACTTCAACTTCCAAGGTAATGCCCTTGTCCCAGTGACCGGGATTTCCGGCGTGTGGCTTACCTCCGCAGATATCGCTAAAGCTCTGCAATACAAAAGCGCTAAGTCGATCACCAACCTGTTCAACCAGAACAGCGATGAGTTCACCAGCGGAATGACTCAGGTCATTGAATCAGTGACCTCAGGAAACTACCGCAAAAAGGTGCGAGTTTTCTCTCTGCGCGGCGCACACTTGATCGCCATGTTCGCCCGCACCACGGTCGCCAAAGAGTTCCGCCGCTGGGTGCTGGATATCCTGGACCGCGAAGTGGCTCATTCACCGATTGCCAAGCAGTTCACGGATGAAGAACTGATTAACCTGTCCTATATGTGGATCTGGATGGACAAAGGGCAGCGCGTGAGCAAAGCGATTTACCCAGCAATGAAGCAGATCGGCTCTACCTTCTCTGGGTACTTTTACGACATGGGCCATGAAACACGCTACATGACAGACAAAGCACGTGAAGCGCTGATCCGCGAAACAGCAAATATCGACATGACCGAACACCACGCTCGTCGGGCAAAACCAATGTTGGACAAGCTGAACGGGGAAAAGGAGTTGCACTGATGGGCGCATTGGATGGCGCAAAAAGGAAAACCGCCAGTGTGGAGCTGGCGGCTATGTCAAAAACTACTAATGCGATAGGAGTCTTAGATGACTTATTCAAATGTAGCAAATAAATCACTGCCTGTCATCGCTGGCGTTGACATCAACACCGATGAAGAAGGGCGCTTTAACCTTAACGCGTTGCATAAGGCAAGTGGCGGGCGCGATGCAAAGCGTCCAAAGGCATGGTTGGCTACTAAACAAGCTCAGGAGCTGATCGAGGAGCTAAGGCAGAATCCTGCCTTTGGTGAAGATGTAATCAAAGTAACTAAGGGTGGCATTGCTCCAGGCACTTTTGCCCATGAGTTACTGGCTGTTGAGTACGCGGGCTGGATTTCTGCATCCTACCGCCTGCAGGTTAACCAGACCTTCCTTGACTTCAAGACTGGCAAATTGCAAAAAGCGTTCGACCCTATGGCTGCACTAAATGATGCTGAGTTCCTGCGCGGCACTTTGCTGACCTACAGCGAGAAGGTGATCGCACTGGAGCATAAGGTAGAAGAAATGCAGCCAGATGTGGATGCGCTGGAACGAATTGCCAAAGCAGACGGCAGCATGTGCATTACCAATGCAGCGAAACATTTGCAGGTTCAACCTAAATTCCTGTTCAAAGTTCTTTCAGAAAACCACTGGATCTACAAACGCGCGGGCGGCCGCAGTTGGATAGCTTATCAGGACAAAATTCAATCCGGTGTCTTGGAGCATAAAGTTACGACCGTCGAGCGCTCAGATGGTAGCGAAAAGGTTGTAGAGCAGGTTTTGGTTACCGCCAAGGGGCTGGCGAAACTGTCAAAAATGATTGTAATTAGCGGTATTGCTGCATAAGGACGATGAAATGACACTATGTGTATTGGGTGACACTGTGCTCGCGAAAAGCCGCCATTTGATGGAGGGCGATTGCGTTACGGCAAAATTTACAGCGCTGGCCTGTGAAAATGACGAAGGGAACGACGAGTACATGTACTGGATTGAGCCCCTAGGGAGCGATGGCGAAAAGGTTATGAAGGAAATTAGCTGCGACTTCATCACTGCCTGCGACATTTATGACCGGCTGAAAAAATTGCTCGGCGCTGATGTGGCCTAACAGAAACACCATTAACCAACCCACTTCGGTGGGTTTTTTTATGCCTGGAGATCAGCATGAACAAAGAAACAATGGTGATGACCTTATCACTAGACGTCACCTTGCTTGATGAAAAAATTGCTCAGCTCACCGAGATACTAAAGGCCAGATTTCCCGAGGGAATTCCTGATGGCATCGAGAGCCACCTGACGAGCCTTTGCAATGACATCGTCTTTGTCGAACGCTCTCCCGCAGTCGATACAGGATGCATCGGTAAGATCGTCCAGCGAGCTGACTTTGGCGGGAGTTTTGATGTGCTCACTGCCGCAATCAGGGCAGGTGATTTTGATGTCCATGCGTAGTTCCTTCTGATTATCAAACAACCAACATATCCCGTGGCGAACAAATTAAACATCCTGATATTTGATCAGGGTAAGGAGCCCCATGCTCACAAAATCACTGCTTCTCAACACTGATACATGGGATTTGCAGCTTGACGACTTCGGCAACATTGCGCAGACGGAGAACCCTTACGCGGTGGCCCAGGACGTAGCAACGACCTGCAGCACCTTTGCGGGTGAAGTCTGGTATGACACCACGCTTGGCCTGCCGTATTACGAGCGCATTCTAGGTCACTGGCCCGGAACTCAGTACGTCAATACGAAGATGCAGACCGAGGCGAAAAAGCTCCCATACGTCCAATCAGCGACCTGCACAATCATCATCGGCCAGTCTGACCGCATCGGGAACGGTGTGATGACAATTGTCGATACCAACAACGACGAAAGCACTGTTCAATTCTGAGGAAATCATGGCTGAACCCGTAGTAGTAACCACCGCAGTTCCTGCCGTGACGATCACCGACACCGGCCTCGCAATTCCTGACGAACTCGACATTCTGAATGGTCGATTAAGCGACCTGGATACTTCGATGGGCGGCGGCATGAGTACCAGCCTGACTACGCCGCAGGGGCAAATTGCGATGAGCGACACTGCCATTATCGCCGCGAAGAATGATGAGTTGGCGGAGCTCGTCAACCTGATCAACCCAGACTATACCTATGGGCGGTTTCAAGACGGTATCGCCAGGATTTACTTCATCGACCGCATTGCGGCAACTGGTACGCTAGTGACAGCCACATGCACGGGTTCGGTAGGGGCAACGATACCAGCAAACAGCATCGCTGTGGATAGTAGTGGTTATCTCTATCAGTCCCTTGCTGCGGAAGTTATCCCTGCGACGGGCAGCGTGGACATTGTTTTTCAGAACCTAACCCCCGGACCTATAGCCTGTCCAATTGGCTCTCTTAGTTCCATCTATCGAGCGGTGATCGGCTGGTCAAGCATTAACAATGAGGTTGCAGGCGTACCAGGCAATGATGTGGAGGGGCGGGCGAACTTTGAATATCGCCGTCGCCAATCTGTAGCGAAGAACGCCAGAAACACGCTGGCGGCCGTCTATGCTGCGGTGTTGGCTGTTGATGGGGTTACTGATGCCTATGTAACTGACAATAAGACCGGTGCAGCAGAATTGAGAGGGGTAACAAACTACAGCTTGTTGCCACACTCAATCTACATAGCGGCATACGGCGGTCAAGCTAGTGACATCGGTAACGCGATATTCAGTGCCGCCCCTCCAGCTGTAGATATGAATGGCACGACAACCTACGTGGTTCAGGACACTGAAAACTATGTTTACCCTTACCCTGAATACACCATTAAATGGGTTACGCCGACTGCGGTTAGTATTCATTTCACGGTCCAACTGCAGGAAAACGATGCGTTACCATCAAATATCATAAACCTTGCGCAGGACGCGATTATTGGCGCATTCAATGGAGAGGATGGTGGAACGCGAGCAAGGATAGGGTCAAGGATATTCGCAGGGCGATATTACTCAGGCGTTCAGAGTATAGACCAATCGAACGTTAACATTCTTGGTATATCAATCTCAAAAGATGGAACAACGTTTTCATCTTCAGTTGAGTTTGGCATTGATGAAATTCCCACTATAGATGCTACAAACATTACTGTTGAACTGGTGCCGTAATGGAAAACTATGCAGACACGATCCTCGCTCAATATGCAGATAGCCCAAAGCTGAAATCAATCATTGCAACGTTTAATGACGCCATGGAAACAGGAAGCTTTTTAGAAACATTCTACGATGTAGTTTGGGATATCAACACGGCAGGAACATATGGACTTGATGTATGGGGGAAGATAGTAGTTGTTAGTCGATTGCTTAAGGTAACTCCTACAGAGAAATACTTTGGATTTGACGAGGCGACAAGCAACCCAGCAGAGATAAACGACCCGCAGCCATTCGACCAGGCTCCATTTTATACGGGCGTGCAGGAAACGGACACCGTGAGTCTCTCGAATGATATATACAGAAAGTTAATCATGCTGAAGGCAATGGCGAACATAACAGATTGCACAATACCCAGCATGAATAAAATGCTCATGTATATGTTTGGCGATAGCGGTAGGGCATATGTAAGAAATGATGGCGGCATGGTCATGAGCTATGTATTTGAGTTCGAATTATCACCCGCAGAACTTGCAATAGTTCAAACATCAGGAGCCCTACCGTCACCTGCCGGGGTAACCGTTAATATCATTCAGAACGTATAATAAGGAATAAACATGTTATCAAGTTCACTACCTAAAAGGTTGCCCATACCTTTTGCTGAATCTGGCGACAAACAGGTAATACCTAACGAATCACAAATACCAATTGAAGGCGGCAGAGCTTCATATCCTGATGGGTTCCCTCCTCTGACGAGGACTCCTATATCTGCTGGAGGAGTTCCGCCATATGGCACGGACTTCAACGGAGTGCTGAATGATATTACTGCGGCCATTCGCTGGTATAATTCTGGAATGCATTACACTTTTGATTCCGCATTTTCATCATCAATAGTTGGTTACCCGCGCGGGGCGATCCTGCTTAAAACATCACTGTCCGGTCTATGGCAAAGTTCTATAGAGAATAATACCAGCAACCCAGACACTGGCGGTGCTGGATGGGTTGATTTAACTGCCGGTAGATTAATTAACGTAAGAACATTCACTTCATCATCTAATTATACGCCAACCACTGGCACCAGATTCATTATCGTAGAAGTTCAGGGGGCCGGAGGTTCTGGAGCTGGCGTGTTAGCTACGTCGTCAAGCCAGTCTGCCGTTGGCGGCGGCGGCGGGAGCGGGGCATATAGCAAGCACTTAATCCGTAGTGGATTTTCTGGGGTGTCAATTGTTGTAGGTGCAGGCGGCGCAGCCGGTGCCGCAGGAGGGCAGTCTGCCTTTGGAACAATTGTTATATGTCAAGGCGGAGCGGGAGCTCCACCTCAAGGGGCCGCTCCATTATTTCCATACGCCGGATCTGGAGCTGGCGGTGCCAGCGAGCCAACAGTGGGGAACATCCTAAAGACGGCAGGCACGAGGGGGATGTTCGGGATGGTTACCGACTCAGTTGGCCAAATTAATATTTCCGGCTCGGGGGCAAATAGCATTGTTGGCCTAGGCGGCGGGGCGGTTGGGTCTGGCCAGGCAGGAGTAATCGGTGGCGTGGGCGCAGGAGGATCTGGTGTATGCATAACCGGTTCTGGCTCGCAAAGGAACGGCGGAAGAGGTGGCGATGGCATTGTTATCGTTTGGGAATACTCCTAATAATTCGGGTGAAACATGGCTATAACAGAGACACAAGTAGCAAGGTTGTCAGCGTCAATAGCAGAGAATGCAGCCGCCGAAGCCAAATCATATGCTCAATCCGCCCAGCAATCTGGCAATTTCGCTGAAAAAGCTGAGGCAGCAGCATCAATAGCAGTAACAAGCAGTGAAAGCGCAGAAATATCAGCAGATTTAGCCGCCACCGCCTCAGCTACCGCTTATGAAAACTCAAGGCAGGCAATAGATGACGCCATCCGCCAATCTGGTTACACCCCCGTTGATTCTTTTGAGCAGGGGGCTAACCTAACACTTATAAGTGAAGCTCTAAGGTGGGAGGCAAATAACGCTTTTTACTCCTGGAGGGGAGATTATCCAGTAATAGTTCCACCCGGCTCCAGCCCCACAAACACTGATGGATCATGGAATGATAATTGGATAGACGTTAGTGACTTAACATTTAGAACGCAGGTTGGAGCGCAGGATGGAGGAAAGTATGTTGGGGAGGTATCTAGCATTGAAGCCTTGAGGGCTCTAACAGGCATTCCGAACATGGCTCGCATATTTCTGAAGGGGTACTGGGACGCTTACCCAGGGCAGGGGTCAGGAGAATTTATTGCTCATCTTGATGATGACACTAGTATTGATAACTCCGGAACCATCATTGTCTCTCAGACTGGCACTCGATTTTTTAGAAAACTAGATGGACAATCTGTTACTCCTGAAATGTTTGGCGCAGTACGCGGACAGGCTGCATCAGATTTTATCCAAAAGGCTCTTGATTCTGGTTACGATGTGAATGGCATGTGGGGCAGATATATTTGCGACAACATCATTAGCGTCCCCAACAATAGAAGCCTTATCAGTTGCGAGTTTGATTTGCTTGATATGCCATACCCTGATGGGGCAATATCTTCTGGCAACTTCTGTACTGTAAACGTTATTGTTAACGGAACCTCTAGATCTTTTCTTCCTTCATCACAAATTGCATGGCGTTCTGCCCTAGAGGCAGAGGGTTCAAATATTAACATTAGGGCAAATGGTGTTAATACGGCTGCGTTTTTCAATAAGACAAAACATCATACATTTTCAGTGCAAGCGAATAATATCGTTGGGGCGCTGGATAAATCAGAAGGTTATGGGGTTTTGTTGGCTAATGGATGCACAGGTAATGAAGGGTCTGTAAAAGGTTCTGATATAGCTCGACATGGCTTGTATATCAGCTCTGGTTCATCTGGTAACAAAGTTGGTGTAAACTTAACGCGCTGCTTATATAAAGCAGCGGTAAATATAAACTCAAGACCAAACCAGCTTATTGCCGAGAATAATGAAATATCCGGATATATATCTAACTCATATACTGGTGTGAATTTTTATGTAGAGAATTTGGAGGGTATTCCCAATACAGGAGGCGCGATTAGTAACAATAGGCTTGTTAACTTGACTATTGTCGGTGCCGCAGGGATCTCACAGAACGCCATCTTGATGGAAGCCGCGAGTGTATGTGAAACGGCCTTCGGCAACGGATGGCGTAACGTCTCGGTCTCCGGAGCATTTGAATCTACTTCAATGCCAGTAGTCAGCATTGTTAACATGCCAAACCTCGATACTGACGGGCTTAAAATCAGAGGGACTATGAATTATCGGGCGCTATCAATCGGAAAAGCTAACACGGCGAGTATGGGAACTATGCGATTACTGAATGTTGACATCCTAACTGAATCTCCTGTAACCGGTGTATATAACAACGTTGATACTGGATTGCTTGATTTCACAGGTGTTAGCGTAGTGACGGGAGGGATTCCTTATCAATTCTCAGGCAGTACTATTAATAACGTTGTTGGCGGAGGGAAAGAAGAGCTGCAAACTGTTTCCTCCAGCGTACCGGCGAATAGCTCTGTGGTTGTTCCTGTTGTATTTCGTCGCCAGTATTATAGCGCCCGTGCAATATGTTCAATATCCTCAGCTAGTTTTTCATCAGAAAATGCAAATGTTAATTATTTTGCAATGACGTCCTCCGGGTGTAGTGTTAGGTTAATTAATACAAGCACTAATGCTCAGACATTATCAGCAACAATCAGGATTAGCGGACTATGAGTGATGAAATTATATCGTTTCAATTTAATGGCATTGGCACTGTAACTACCCAGGGAGTAGCATACACTGGAATGATGGTCATCTTTCACGAGACAGGCGTAGAGATAAGAAGTGACATTTGGGGTGAGCAACCCGTAACGCTGGTGTCTGGACTCGTTCGGGAAAAGTTTTATCTAGACTCATACCCAGCAGGGATAAACGATGAGACCGGGCAGGCAACATTCTACGGACCGAATGGCATTGCCTTATAACTTAACCCTACCTTTATTACCTTCCCGATCAGCACCCTACCATTCACCAGCTAAATCGATCTTCACACGCACATTTTACTGTGTTTATACTGTATGCATGAACAGTAATTGTTGTGTGAGGATTGTATGGCATCAAAATTCCCCAGTCCGGCGCAGGACTACGCGCATAGCCGCATAAGCTTCGATGAGTTGTGCGGCACCCGTAAGGCATCTGTGTATCTCGTCACGGCCAAGGGTGGGGCTATCATGGCCGGAATCCACCCTGGCGCGACGCTGGTCGTAGACCGGTCAATCACTGCGGTAGATGGCAGTGTCATTCTTGCGTCAGTTGCTGGTGAACTAGTGATCCGCCGATTGCGTCTGGTGCCGGTGCGCTGCCTGGAGTATCTGGATGGTTCAGGGAGTGTAACGATGATAGACGAAGGAGATGACATTACGGATGATGTGGGGGCGGTCGAGGTGTTTGGCGTGGTCACGTATGCGCTGAATGATATGCGCACGAGCGAGTTTGATGATCTGGTCGTGTAG